GGAACCACCGAGAAGGAAGAAGGGGTCGAAGCTCTGCTGAGGCTCGGTCTTGTTTACATCGGTGTAGGTAGTGCCGAGAATATCCGTAGAAGTTGCAACATCCGCGTTGAACTCGATAGACGAATCCTCAGTACGAGCGCCGAGAATTTCACGAATGGGTGCCTCAGTGCCGCCGGGCGTCCACTCTGCAACCGTGATGAGTGTCTTTCTCTGGGCACGCTCTTTGTTTGCGAGGTTCATAGCCATTTCAGCCATAACTGTAATCTCCTTTTAGATAATTATTTCCACACTTGTTTGGATGTATCGAGATAATCTATTTGAATAGATATCCTGTAGACTGCCATTGGGGGAGAAAGTGTGGTATCAACTCCTACCAATTCCGGCTTGGAATATAAACTCCGCATCTTGTCTACAGTACAATTCTCAAATGCGGGGTAATTTTTTAACTCTCCCTGCTCGTTTATCCAGTCGAGGAGAGATTGTACATCGTCAAAGTCATCCATATTCTCATCAGGAAGACCTTGAATAACAGGATTGTAGGCTACAGACTTGAATGTGTCGAGGTGAAAGGTGTAACGCTTTAATTCAGTACCGTCGATGTACGGTCTGTGGAGGGAAATATCGTCACTCCTCATATTTGCCTGGTGAGCATTATTCTCGACTTTGCCGAAGTTAAAGAACAACGGATTATCTCGAATAGCGGGGCAAGTCTGTAAAAATTCAAGCATCGCCTGGTTCTTACTCATCTCTAAATGCCTCCTTGATTATAGGAGTTATGGTGTTGATGAAAGCAGAATACTCGGCAGTGCCTGGTTGTACTTTCTCAACCCAACGGGGATAAGTGTCAGGAGTGGTCGGCTTCTTGTACTGACCCTCTGGCCATCTTTCGCCGTCCGGATCGTACACTGTATAAGCGTAGTTGTACCCTTTATGAGTAGCAGTCCAGTACACACGGCCGTCGGCTGTAGCACGCCCAGACTCACGAAGTTGTCCAGTTTTCATGGGTACGAACGGCGTTACTGCATCTACAAATGCTTGACCAATCTCCTGTCTCAACTCCGGCTTCTGGGTAATCGAGATTGCCCTTTTACCGAGGGCCTCTTTGATGATGGAGTTTACCGTCCTCGCATCAAGGTGGGCGTCAATCGCACCAATTCTTATCCACGAGCCTTCTGCCATAAATTACACTCCTCCCACATAGTAGTGTTCCAGGCCTCGTCCGAGACCTGTATTCATAGCACATCGCTCGATTACCATACATCCCTGCAATTTCTTGTACTTTGCGAGTAAGTCGGAAGACCTTTGTCCAGAGGTGTATTCATTCACATCGTCATCGACTTCGCCGAATACGATGATATCCCCGGTACTTAGGGTAAAGTGCCTCGACTTAGATGTCTCCTTTTCCCACTTGTATTTTTCAAGAAATGCTGTATGTACAGGTATTCTGCACATCGTGGTGTTTGTTTCAATAGTGGTTTCACCTACAACGAGTTTGTTGCCTGCGTACTTCCAGAAGCAGTTGTGTAGAACTGTTCTGTACCAAGTGATTTGTCGGCTGGTTGGATCTTCATACTTGTTGTACACAGTAATCGTTGCATTCCACCACTTGGGGTAATTACTCACCGGGGTACAGGCCCCTATACAGTAACTTACGCCCAGCCTCGTTGGTCACACCTTCAAGATAACTCCTGATAGCATTGAGAAAATCTGCTTTGCACAATTCAATAAGGTCACTGGGCGCCAGTCCGTTGTACGATACTGAAACGCCATCGTTAGACTGGGATGTGATTGGCGTAGATAGGGCGTCACTGCCTTTTCCGAGAGAAAATGCAGCCGCTTTCTTTTCCAGAAGAGTGACTAAATAATGAGTCAGTCTTTGTACTTCTTCAGGAATAGAGGTGTTGCCTTTAAGTCTGCCGAAGGTAGCGTAATTGATTTGTGCTTCTGCCTGAAATTCAAAGTTCGTAAAGGTAGCTTCGTCGAGTGTACCTCCCATGCGCATATAGTCATCGTAAGTTAAGTACATGGTCTGTCACCGCCCTTATTCGTTTGCCTCAGGTTTCTTCTGTGCTTTGGTAGATGTGGATTTCACACTCTTGGCAAGTCTCTCGTTATCAGCAGTGAGTTTCGCCACGATGCTTTCGAGTTCCTCAATGCGTTTCTTGCTATCTACATAATGTCTCTGCAATGTTCCCAAATCGTTGGGAAGTGCTTCTTGAAGCACTTTTCCAGTGTTGTCCGTGACATTGTAGCCAAGTTTAAGATACCGCTGAACCTCGTGTTCTTGCACTTTGAGAACCACATTACCTCGTTCAATTCTTACCATAAGTGTTCTCCTTATTCTTTACACCGAGGGAGTATTTCATCCCCCGGTGCCGATTTGTTTCACTGATTAGGCAGTGATGTTGAACTGGATAGCGTCCGCCTTCTTGTTGAGAATGAATACATCCTCGAAGGACTCCTCGTAGTAGTAATACTTGCCCTCGGTCAATGCGGAAGGAGCATCGAGCTTGGAGAAGGTGTAGGAAACGGGAGTGATGACAGCCGTAGGAAGGATAAGCATCATGTTAATCTGCTTCGCATCCTCAGCGGGAGCCCAACCGTTTACATCGGAGAAGTCGTACTTGGTCTTCATCAGTACAGCGGGAACGCCGATGATTTCAACCTCGTCGAGTCTGTTTACAACTCTGTTGATGGCATCTGCGCTGGACTGTACATCGAAGGTTCTCTGGAGCTCTGCGGCGTTCTTCAGGAGAGTCTTAACCTCGAAGGTGGTGTACAGAACTCTGCCGGTAGCGGGAACTCTTGCGTTGTCCATAGCAAGCATCAGCTTGTCGAACTCGTCAAGGACATTCTCTACAGTGAGAGCAGTGGTGCTTGCAACCTTGCCGGTGTAAGCATCGTGAGCGGCGTCACCTGCAACGCTGGTGATCCAGTCGTTGTAAATCTTGGAAACGGTATAAGCATCCATTTCGGGGAACTTGTGCTCCTCGTTGAATACCTGCGTGATGTTCGCAATGGAAGCAGCCATGTTGGTCTGGTCGATATCCTTAGGATGAACGAGCGTGGACCACTTTCTCTCGTTTACGAGCGTCTTGGTCTCCCATGCGTTGTTGTAGTTTCTCTGTGCGGTACCGATAGAGTCACGGTCTGCATTGGTTCTACCAGTGGTGCTGATAGAGGGAATCTCAATGGTCTTGGAGTTGATCCAGTTGAAACGGCCATTGTTGGGGGTGGAATAGAGTTTGCCAAAGTACAGAGAGAAAGGATATGCCTGCTCAAGGGCTCTCTGGTACTCGGTAGCGTAGTTAAGCGCCTTTGCAAAATCTGCCATGGTAATAGTCTCCTTTGAAAATTTTTATTTTTTACTTTTTGGGTCTAACTCCGGTGAAGTTGAAGTTAAACGGATTGGGAGTTCCTGCTGGAGTTCCCTGGGGCGATGCGGGGGCAACAAAATGCGGTTTGTCGTTTCCTGCACCTGTGGGCGGAGTAGGATCGTCTACTACAAATGCATCTGCGTTATCCTTGGTATACGCAGTTACAAAGTCACTTGCACCTACAATCACATCGTTTTCAATGGTGAAGTTTTTTGCCATCATCGAATTAACGAAGTCTCTCTTGGCTGCCTGGCTGGTGAATTTCAGCTTGTCTGTAAATTCCTTAACTGCATACCTGTAGGACTGGTCTTTCAACTGCTTTTCATAAGCCTTGGTGTCCTTGTCGTACTTGTTCTGCAGGTCTTGGAAGTCAGTGGTTAACTTTGAGAGTTTGTCGGCGTCAGTGCCAGCCGCTTCAAGTTGATTGCGAAGATTGCCGAGGTCAGTGTCTCTGGTTTTGAGAGTGTCATCCAGAGTCTTAATTCTCGTGTCTCTTGCTGACAGGTCGTCCTCGTACTTTTGCTTATCTACATACTTGCCTTCGGAGAGGTCTACAAACTTTGCTTTGTTTTCCTGTGCCGCAGCCATGAGTTGTTCGTAAGTAAGTACGCCGCCTTCTGCTTTGTCGAATAGGTCTTTGAGGTTCATTCTGGTTCTCCTTTACATTCTTTAAGTCTGCTTTAATTTATAAATCCGCGGTTCTCAATCCGCGCTGAATGTGCCTCTCTATAGGTTGTGAGGCTCAACCTTTTTAATCATCAGCGTTATGCCGATGGTAAAAACGAATGTCATCTTCAATGTCACCAATTCTCTTGTTTGACACTGAAAGTTTTTCTTTAATTACGGGAATGTTCTCGTTGAACAATCTTGCGTAATTATTATGGGATCGGATGCTTTCTTTCATCTCGCCCATCTCTTTTTTAATGTGGCTAATTTCATTATTTGTGACTTGCTGGTTTGTATCGAGTTTTTGGGTTACTTTATCACGGGTGTTTTTTGCTGACACGAAGATGCCGACAAGCGACACTATAATGCCGAGCACCGACACACTACAAGTCAACAGTCCTATGATTAAGGTGTCACTCATATGCTATCCTTTCCGTAGTTATACGAATTGACCACCAGGTTTGATGTAATCGCCCCCGGCAGCCTATTCATTAAGGAGGATGAACCGTCAAGTCTTATCCCCACATATACATTATACTACATTTTTAGGTATTTGTAAATACCTGTACAGAAAATATTTTCACAATATTTAGTACCTTTAGATTGGGTTACTCTTTGTTGGCATTGTTCTTGCCCTTGATGGGATTATCGAGGTCATCAGCCTGTTTTCCTTGGCTGACTTTCGCAGAAGTCGTGTCGGACGGAGACTTTGTGTCATCGTCTTCCTCGTCACCGTTATTGTTGTTTCCGCCCATCGCTTGACCCTTCATAATCTCTGCCTTAGCGTTCTGCATCATAGCCTGTGTAGCCTCTTCCTCAATCTGCATCATAGCGGCACGAGCCTGATTTTCAGTTTCACCGAAGTACCACATACGGGTTTCAAGTTTAGATGCAAGACCGTTCTGCATAAGGGTAATACGCTTGGACAACTCGGACTCACTATCTACAAGGATAGAATCATCCCACTCAAACGATACTTCATACTCACCAGGAGGGGTTACATCATACAAAGTGCAGTAGACATCCATTACATATACTACATCAGTAAGCGCATCTTGCAACGCGGTTTGGATATCTGCGTTGGTCGCAAAACTTCTCTGCTTCAGGATTTTCAATTCCGTGGCAGTCTTTGCTTCCTGCGTGTTTACATCGGAGAGAGTACCTCTGCTCAACCCGATGCTATCCTCAATTCTCATAAAGATAGTATTGAGACCGTGAACAATGGATACATCTCTCAACGCAGGTGCGAACACATTGTAGGTATCTTCTGTGTTAAGGTCTACCTTACGGAACAATCTCTGTTGCTTCTCGGGAAGAACAGTATATCCTTCACCGTTAGGATCCGTAAAGAACTTCAAGGCATCTCTGTCAACATCGATTGCCATTTCGCCTGCTTCGTATTCCCACAACAGTCTGCTATATTGCATATCCGCATCCTTGATGAGCTGGATTACTCTACTATAACCAGACACGCCGAGAGGTGAGTACGGGTCAATAGTGTTTGCTTCGGGCATACGGAAATATGCGAACAATAGTCTATCAACACCTTCAATTACAGTTTTAGGCTGCAGGCTTGCCCACTCAGGAACATCCGTAAGAGGAATCGCCTTACCGAGGTTCGATGCAGACTTAATGTTATTGGAATTAGCGAGAGACATATCGGTACTCTCAAATGCAAAGTTCTGTACAGTGACCGTACGCATCTCCAACTTATGGTATTCGAGACGAATGAATACTCTTTCCTTCGCCTTATCTACCTTAGTCTGGATAAATGCAGCCTCGATTACCTTGCCATTCGCATCGAACGAGAGCGGGAAAAATCTGTCTGCCTGAATATAGTCAAAGTCGATTTCGGCCGCTGGCAAGTTATTTGCATACTGCGTATTATTCGACTGCATATTAGATTGCGTAGGAGCGCCGGCCGGCGTGTCCGGTGCGTTGTTCGCATCTTTCGTAGTGTTCTGTACACTCGAAGCACTATGCGCTTCCGGCGTGCTATTCTTTGCTTGGCCAGCATCCTCTGTATTTTCAGTATTTACTACTGCACTGCCAAACTTGGGAACATTGTCGTACATTACTACATACGGCTTGATTACAAGTCCGCCCTTTGCAACTCCGTACTCCAACTGTCTACGAATCTGTCGGCACAGTTTCTTATACTGACCATTAAGGAAGTCTGCTCTTTCCGTAGGACCAGTGGGCACTCTCTCGGTCTTTTGCTGATATGCGCTGGACATAGGAATAGAGTTTGCTCCACCTGATACGGTATTCTGCGTGTCTGCTCCCACTGCAGGCGCTTCGCCTGTACCAAGATTAGATGTAGGCGCACCTTCTGTTGGAGGCTCTTCGCCAGGCATCCCAGGAGCAGTCGGTGCGAGTGCAACTTCTGCCATTGGGGCAGAGATTTCGGTTTTCATTTCAAGCGTGACCATTCTCGCCTTCTCACTTGCAATAAGTGAAGGAAGTCCAAGTGACACGATACGAGCAGGATTATCAGGTGTAGGCTCTCTTACCCACGGAGAATTTCCCTCGTACATATCAGCCCATAATTGAATAGCATCTGCCATCCTGTCCGATACACAGGGAGTGATGTGGAGCACATCTTCAACTGTTTTCTTGGGTAGCATTTTCTTCACAATCTCCTTTATCTTTAACCATAAACTCATACTGCTTGCTCCTTAAAAAGGAATTGATGTAGGACTGGCGTTAGTGTTTCTATTTAACAGGTACTGATTAAACGGTACAGGCTCACCACTCTTTTTCATTACTGCGATATTAGGGTTATCTTTGTCCTGGTCGTTTTTGATACTGAACACCCAGGCAGTTCCATAGTCGAATACTGCGTTGAACTTGGGGTTAATCTTCAATGCGGTCTTTTTTGCACTTTCATAGGTAACCATTAGTTCTTTCTCCTTCTCTTAACAAATTTGCGTAATAGTTGTGTTGTCTTGTATGACATATCGGAGGTTACAAGAACATCCATATTTGAACCGACCTTGAAGTCTCGGACATAGTCGTTTAAGTTGAAGAGGTGACCACCACTTGAAGTGGTTACCTGACCATCGACTCCGTAAATCTTACCTCCGATATTTACGGCATTGAATAGATGTCCTCCACCGCTATTCCAGAAGCATCCTATAATACACTTATCACCCGATTTGGGGATAAGGGATTCGATGTGCCTCAAATAAGCATCCGTCGAAGATGCAGAGAAATCATCCCATTTGGCACCGTCATAAACATTTCTGTATGAGTTAGGACCGTACATACTACCTGCACCGTCTTTACGCTTATTAGGTAATGCTTCAACATCGAATCCTGACAACTGTAAATCTACTGCATAGCAGACACGCTGGCAGTTCTCTCGATACCATCTATACGGAATATTGCTGGTGCTGATTTTCCAATCGTCTCTATGAGGATTGGTCGGTGCTAAATAGTCCGTGTTCAAGTGACCTTCTACATCGTTTGACCTCTCATTGAGGATATCTCTAAAAGTTTTCTTGACTTGTTTACCTGTAGTTTTATTCGAGATGTCCTTAACACCTCGAGGTAATCCTGACCTACCGGATCCCATCTATCTGGTCCCCCTTGTGTATTTCCCACCTGATGTACTGAATGTTGCCAGGCATCTCTACAAAGTTACGGGTGAAGAATAGAATTTTTGAAGGATTTAATCTTTTCAACATCTCATTATATCCGTCCTCGAACATCTGCTTCATCTCTTTATCCTGACAGAGACCAACATTACTTACCGCAACGATGCTTTCGGTGGGATATCCGTCAAAGCACCAATCATATGTATCTGCAAATCCCCACATTACTGTCGGAACTACGATTATGTCAAGCGCCTCTTGCCAGTACCTACATAACCAATTATTGCGGTAGTGGTTGTATATCTGTACGGCAAGAGGGAAGTCTACATATTGAGAGAAGTCTGGACCTATAACATATCCGAACTTTGAAAGCATTTCGCCGTATCTGTCTGGGCCGGTCCAGACTCTCTCAAATTTGTAGTCATCCTCGAAGAAATGAACTCCGAGATTTTTGTGATTGTCCCGCACTCGTTGGCAGTAATCGAACTCTATGTGCCGTTGAACTTTGGGCAATTCATAGGTGGGCAATATTTGAGGAACATTGTATTTACCGACTCCGTCGAGAAATGCTAATTCTAAATTTTGCCACTTTGCCATGCTTGGATATTACTCGTGATGTCCGGCGTCAGCAATACCTTCGCCTACAATGTAAGCGACAACAGAGCCGAGTGCCATAACCGCGCCAATGACATTTGCCTCCGTGGCTCCTCCTGTGAACAGCGTAATAACACCTGTAATAAATCCGGCCACTGCCATCCAAAGTTTACGAGATGTGAGTTTGCGTTTCCAATCAATCTTCATATTTTAACTCCTCCTTATTTATTATTTGTGGCTTCTATTTCAATCCTGTCAATCGGTTGGTCTGTTTCCTCGTACTCAAATGGAGCACCATCAACATCAACCGCTTCGTTGTAGACCTCGTCCGTGCCGACCTTTCGGATTTTCAACTCTTGGTCGCTGTAAGTGCGGTTCAAGGTAACGCCTTCAATCTCTTTGTAACGCTCTGTAATAATAGCCATCGTACATCCTCCTTATATTCCTTCTACCCATTCACTTATATAGTAGAGACCTGCTTCGATGGTGTCTGTAACACTTACCGGTACACTCAGCAGGCCAATACAGATAAATGAACCGTCACCATTATCGCGAACACAAACGGTGTCAGAATTAGTCATTAGATTAAAACGAGCAGTATAACCGTAAACATTATATTTGCTGTTAAGCCATTCTTCCCACGTCATTCCAGACTCAGCTGTATACCCTTGATAATCGAGATTAAAGTTGATGATTTTATCCGAATCGACACCAGGCGCATCTACCTCAACCATCGCGGACCCCCACACGTTCCAATTCGTCATAGTTTCAAGTTCAGCTCTTCGGCCTTTGACTACTTTAATCACAACCGTAGAAGGAAAAGAATCCGAATCTTCCAATGTTGGAAGTACGGTTCCGTGGGTAAAAGCGGTCATATCAATCACCAAGGGCTGCCATGAGCCGTCCGTCATGCAATTTTTGAACGCGCCTGTGCCAATAGATTTGACACCGCATCCAATCTTTACATAATCAAGTTTGCGGCACTCAAAAAAAGCGTATTCAAAAATCTTTTCTACTCTGTCGCTGATGATAACCTTTGAGAGGTTCGGACAACCCCTGAACGCCCTGTTTTGAATATTCACACAGTCAATCTCAATGGACGAAAAACCGCAGTATGCAAAGGCAGAGCCGTGGAGGTCGTGCAGAGTGCTTGGGAACTTGTCAATGTAGGACAGTTTTGAGCATCCGTTGAAGGTGTGACCATTGATTTGATACACTTGCGAGTCTCGGAAGAACATCGCCCGCAAGGTTTCAGGATTGTGACCAGTCACGTCCGACGAAAGATTGTAAGCATAGCCTTGGTAAGGCACATACAAAATCGCTCCACTCTCCGAGCCGTATATGCTCTTTAGAATTTCTCCGTGTATCTCGTGGCAGGCGGCTTCTGCCCTCTTCACGTGGGTCTCGGCAATTTCCGCGGATGCCGCCGCATTCGTTTCCGAGGTTTTTGCATTCGAGGCGGATGCCTCTGCCGCCTTTGCCCCAACCCGGACTTCGTCTGTGATTGGAGCCACTCCTGCAATAATCTCTTTCTTCCACGCTTCGAGTACCTCATAGTTCTCGATGATAACTTGTTCACCGCTGTCGATACTGTTTGCTACAGAGAGATCCTGCGAAATATCTGTGCTCCACACATAATCGACTTCTCCATTATCTTTGCAAGAGAATCGGATGATGAAGTTTATCAAACCAACCAATTGAGTTGCGCTTCTCGGTACAAGCCAGCTGAAAACGAGTAGATCCTCTGACTCTTCGGAGAGGCGCGCATCGCTGACGAGAGATACATCCTTATTGAATGACTGCTTGTCGGACGAAGTGTTGATAAAATGTACAGCAATCTCCGTACATAAAGACATATCATGCCCATCAACTAATCTCGGGATTTCAAATGACAGTCTTTCCGAGTTATGGTCAAACTGCATAAGTTTTACTTTGCCGGACTGATTTGTGATTGACCTGTTTATCGGATCAATCACAAAATGCTTGTCGGTATCAGTTACATCGTGTGTATGTGCCATGTTATTTTTACCTTTCTATTTATTTTTTATCCGTTTAGAGTGCAACAGTTCCGTCGGAACAGGTCACCGTTGTTGCTTTAATGTTGTAGTTCCATTTTTGGTCTTTTGGAATCGCATTCCACTGTGCGGTTGATCCAAGGAATTGGATGGTCCGTAGTTCGGTACAGTTATAGAACACATTATACTCAATGTACTTCACCTTAGCTGGAATTGTAATCGACGATAACTTTGTACAATGAGCAAACAGACTATACTTGAGGACGCTCAAATTGCTTGGCATAGTCACCTGTACCAAGTTGCTACATTGGGCGAACGCACCGCCTCCGAGGTATGTAACGCTATCAGGAATCACCACACGCTGAAGGCTTGTGCAACCCCTAAACACATCCTTGCCTATTCTGGTCACACTATTAGGAATCGTAACACTTGTAAGACCGCAACCACAGAACGCATAATTTCCAATGCTGGTGACACTGTCAGGAATTACCAGAGCGGTTACAGGTTCGCCGTTAAGGTAAAGATTGCCGCTTCGGTCAATAGCACTGAGGTAATGAAAAGGATGGCTGTATGCATCGGTAAATTCTACATTGAGCCATGCCCCAATGTCCGTAATATGCACACTATTCAGCGACGAGCAACCAAAAAACGCATAACTTCCGATGTTTGTCACACTACTTGGTATAGTCACAGATGTGAGGCCCGAGCAGTTATTAAACGCCTTCGCTCTAATGGTTGTTACCCTGTCTGGGATTATCACACTACTCAACCAGTCCTTACCTTCGAATGCCCGCTCATCTACGGCTGTGACAGGCTCTTGGTATAAAGCATCCGCAATGACGATGTCGCGGCCTTGAGCAGTGCCGAGACCTATACATTCGTGATATATCAACTCACCTTCCATATAATCCATATACTCAAGTCCCGGCGTTGCAGCATACTTTGTGAGCCTTCTTAACACAGCTTCCTTGCTCCAGGTCGCGATAGCATCTGGATATAATCGTGTAAACTTGATAGCCACAATTAGCCCTCCTCAATTAAGTATAGAGAGTTTTTAAGAAATTCACTGGTAGTGTCACCAGTGTATTTCAGTACTCCGCCAATCCTCTCTTTTGTGAGATATTTTACCATCTCGGCGCCACTATTAACCTCGATTGGCAAAGTGGCATCTCCGTCCGCAGTTACTGACACAGCGTAATATACGGTGTCCAGGAGGTTTCCTGACGAGTCGTAGTCCTTTACTGTAACCAGGCAGTCGCCGAGTTTTAACGCCGTGATGGTTATAGATTCTCCGTTATCGGAGGCTGATACGATCCCAGGATTGTCAAATTCAACGGTAGCCGATGCGTTATAGTCATAGGTGAACGAGTGACCGACACGCATGGTTCTCTCACGGCTATTCTTTGCAACATTTACAATTACTTTTGAGAAGCCATCAACTCCGTCAGGCGGGGTGTATTCTCCATCGTCCGAAATTCTTATTTCGTCAAAAACATTTTCGTAAGTGCCTACGACTCCGCCGATATTAACGCCTTTTACAATGTTATTAGGCACCAGTGTAGCAGGCTTCATAACTTTAACACTTCTCATGGAAATGCCAGTACGAGACGGTTCAATTATTTGGTCGCCATTAGCCATAGCAAGAGATGCGGTACGAGCCTCTGTGTCCGAACCAGCAACATTGACATTCACTTTAGAAAATCCGTCTGCGGCATGCTCACCTGCTACATATGTGCCGTTGGTGTTTACATCGAGTTCCATGAGTGTTGGTGCGGATAGTTCTACTACAATGCCATTCAATACGGATTGCTCACAGACGAATCGAGCCGATGTAGATGTGTAAGACGGAATACCACCCTCTGTTTTACCGCATACCCCCAAATCTACATAGTCCTTGTACGATATGGGAGGTAGCACAGCTTGTAAGTATGTGTTATAGTCCTCGACTATTTGTACAATATCAACTTCTTGGTATTCTCTATCGTGACGAATTACCAACTTCTTAACGGGCAAATCTGTGAATGTGCCACAGTCTTTCGCAGTTATGCGTACCACATAGTCACTATTCATACAGACGATTTTGGTACCATCCCCCGTGGCAGTTTTGCAATTTAGGGAAAGGTTAATAATATGGTACATTTCTAATATTTCCTTTCTTTATTTACTGTCTTGCTCTACGATAAACGAATCATATCCTTGTGATTTTAGTTTATTCTGTAGGATGACTGCATTACTTTTCAACTCATACGCCCCGACCTGCACTGTGTATAGTTTCGATGCCTTAACAAATGGTATTCCAAGTGTCCTTAAAATCCCTTTTGCAATAGCCTGTCCCATAGCAGTCTGCTTGTCTTTGGTATTGAGTATTTGAATATCCGCAGAATTATCGATAAACGCACATTCTACAATGATAGCGGGTGCGGTGGTCTCTCGTATAAAGGCGTAATAATCCTTGCCACTCGAATTAACCCGCGTTTTTGTACCTCTACTGTTCTGTCCTATCTTGACAATCTCCGTTAAAATGTTTTCAGCGAGAGTTTTACCTTTACCGCCTCGATGATGGTAAAAACATTCTGCCCCGTCACCACCGCCAGCGTTATTGTGAATATCGATTGCGAGGTCGGGCTTAAATGCGTTGCACTCTTTTATTTCTTCGGATATGCTATCGTTCTCATCTCTGGTTCTACTTATCATAACGGTAACTCCGTGTCTTGTGAGTACCGTATTGCAAGCAAGAGCAATGGAAAGATTCAAGTCTTTCTCCTTAAATCCATTTCCTATTGCTCCGCTGTCTGTTCCACCGTGTCCTACTCCTAAGAATACCTTTGGCACGGAAACCAACTCCTTCGTAGTATAATTCTTCTATAATCATTATACTACATTTTACAGGTTTTGTCAAGAGTTTTTTATTATTTTCCACGCTTCTTCCACACTCTCTCCATAGCGTAACGCACGGAGTCGATGCTGTGGTTATTGGCATCAGGATATCCGCTCACAATCTCGTCATCCTTATCACGCTCATACTCGTATTCCACGAACTCTTTGAGAGTGCCTGGACATCTGTTCGGATCGATGTAGATGTGGTTAAGGGACTGTAGCCACTTCATTGAGTAGGTCACACTGTCGGGACCCTTCTCTGCTTCTCTACATCCATACGCACCGTAAGAACGGTAGTCCGACACAGATTTAGGCTCGGCGCTATCGGCTGTGACAATCTCATCCGACTCAAGGAAGTGTCTCTGTCGAATTGGGTCGCCTGCTTCTCTGCACTTGATTAAGAACTCGTCACTATACAAAGTCTTTTCGTGGTATAGTGCATCGTATGTGGCACGGTTGCTCTGCTTGTTTACCCTATGCTCGGCAAAGATATACAGGTTTCTGCGGGCCATATCGAAGTGCATCTTGGTAAATGCGAAGCAGTCGGGGAACCATCCCCAGTCGATACCATTGTAAACATGGTCGAATTGGTAAATCAATTCGTCGGACATATACATCGGCTCGACATTCTCAAAGACATTACCACCTGTACCTACAGGAATACCTAAATACTCGTGCTGATATGCTTTGGGGTTCGTCTCTTTGAGGTCAAGGGCTTCATCAATGAACGCTTGTCCAAGCCACTCAGGAGGCACATCGAGATATGTGTTCTTCGTAACGAGGGTATTGGATCTTCCACGAGCGTCAAGAGCATACTGATTAGCCCAGTTCATATTGCTGATAGGCGGGTTAAAACTTCTAAAGTCCCAGAATTTATCGCCGCCACGCATCGTTGACTGCAATACAGTACGCAGTTCCTTTTCTCCTGAATACTGGTCAAGCTCCTCGAACCAAGTGATGCCAATATAGCCGAACGGTAGCTTTACCGACTTAACTTTTTGAGGATCATCAAGACCGAAGAAAAGGATCTGTTGTCCTGTATGCTTCAAAGTAATAGGACTTGCGATGCTCTTCGGGATATGAAACAGCGGGTCAAGTCCTAATTTGTTAATACCCCACACTACCTGCGACCATACCGAGTTCTTCATGGTATTTCCGACTTTACGGAATACGACTGCGTGTACATTGGGATTGTCAAGCATAATGAGAGGTATTGCTACTGATATGAGAGATGATTTGGTACTACCACGACCACCTTCACAAACATAGTGAGTGTGGTCGTGTCGTAACACATCGTCCAGCACTGGGCCGAACATTGGAATTATGACATCTTTTACCGGGATGTCTACGGAGGGGGCTTCTACTTTGACGGTTGTCCTTTTCTTAGGCATTTTCTTTTCTCGCTACGCCTTCCCAGTTCAAGGTAACCTTGATTTCGGGCACTGTGGTATCTACATCATCTGTAACATCCACAATTCTCTTGGCAAGTTCTCTGGCTGCGGCAGTTCTTTCACCGAGGGGAGCATCAAGACCGAACTGGTCTTTGACTTGACCTCTCATTACGCTCGTGAAATACTGCATAATCTCATCCGCATCCGCGATGGTTTCCTTTTTAAGCTGGTCCAGCCTATAAGTAATCTCATCGGTAATGTAGTCTTTACCTGCAATATTTCTCATAGTGAGACCTGCCTCTCTAAGGCTCTTATTGACATTGCCGTTCGCAATGAACAGGTCAATAAACTTTGCCTCTTTCACAGAGAGCGGATATCCGTCGTGTGTGACATCCACGCCGTCGAGTTGACTCATGCCGACCTTTTTCAAAAAGTCGGAGTAGTCCTTAAAATTGTCTTTCTTCGCCATTATTTCTTAACCCCCTCACGCTTGGCTCTATTTTCCATTAGTTTATGTGCAATAGCACTTAACTGACTCTCCTTAATATTTGTACTCTTGGCAAACAAATCCTTCATCTTAACTGCATTCAGGCGTTCCGTTCTATTTCCTGTTGCGATGAGTTTATCAAGAGATGGTGAACCAGCATCAACGGCTACTTTACACTTAACTACGGGTACGCTGTTATTGTAGCCGAGGATAGTCATATCCTCGCCATCCTTCGAGAGTTTGAACTGAAAAATGATGTTGGTGTTATCCTTAGCCTCGAGTTTAAGGGTAATCTTGTTGTTGCCAACAGGATCAAGTCCGCTATTTTCCGGTACCTTGCCTGCATATCTTACCGCGCCAGCGATCCCGAAAGTCTCCGTACCCGTATTTCCGCTTCGACTCGACTGATAAGTTCCGTGTCCCGTACTACCCATTACGCTCTTCCAATTCCTTTCTAATGGCATTCCACTGTTCCTGGTCAGTAGGCAATTCCCAGCCGTTTTCCTTGAACCACATATCCCGCAAGAATAAAGTTACCCTTACCATCGAAGTGGTACTGTAAAGTTCGTCGTGGGAATATTTCCGCTTTTCCTCATTCCATGTAGCCTTGCTAATGCTGTACATATTGTGTGGCTGACCCTCTTTTCCGATAAACTGCTTGACACTCAAAGTCATCTTGTGTCCGCGACTATTCAGCGCCTGAATCAGTTTTTTGGATGTCTGCATCAAATTCGTAGCCAAACTCAAATTCCTCCTTTAAGGTCTACAAACATTATATATCATAAATCACCGCTTGTCAACCCATTTACTACAAATTGTTAAAAAAATTCTCCTGGCGGCCCACCTCCCACATCTTTCATATGTTCACTACAACAGGTATCCTCCAAATTTTTCGTTCCCTTGTTCCCCGACCGTTTCCTCGCCCACTTATATGCAAAATCCCCATCCGGTATAAATCCCAAGTTGTTCAGTGAGCTGCCCACTTATATGGAAAGCATAACCGGTTGTATATCCTCTCCAGAGCGGCCCTCCCACCCTCGCCGGCGGGGGTAGTTGCGTGTGACAGTATGCGCATAGCAAAATATGCATATATGCGCGGAGGGGCGTCTGGAATATGTTATACAATGTTTTTATATGTTTGTATATATGAATGTATGCAAGCATAGAAAACACGCCGGTGAGCGATTTGGAGGCGTCTTGCCAATAATAGCACAATACTCCCGCATAAGCAAAAAAAAAGACGCCCCGCAGGGCGTCTTTATTGGGTTGTTAGGCTTCTTTTGACTCGGGCTTCTTTGCAGTGGCCGTGTTTTCAAGGACTGCTATCACGGACTTGATGACGGGAACCAACTCATCGTATGTAAGGCCGTTGCGCTGGGTTGTCTTGGCTCTGCCGGTCTTCTTATCGTACTTGGTTGTAAAGTGGAGGTCATTCTCAAGAGCCGCAAACTGCTCTCGGTTTGCTTTGCTTGCGGAAGTACACACCCCGAAGGTGTTGCGCTTCACATACACCTGAATCATGGCGCCGTGAATTGCAAGTCTGTAGTAGTCAACAAGCAGGATGCCGTTCTGCACATTCTTGGAATCTGCATAGTTGCAATCAAGCAGGAGCTGGTGCTCTTTGGTCTTGAGGGCTTTAGCAAGTTCGGCATACATCAGGACGGAGAGCTTCTCGGCGTCTGTCAAGGCGTCAATCTCTACATCGGGATTGGCAATGATTTCGGCGAGGGTTTCTGCGGAAACAGTTGCAAGGGCTTTCTTCAAGGTTTCGAGGTTCTTCATGGTGTTTCTCCTTTTTCTGCGGCTGTTATAATAATGTAGTTAAACGCTGGGCCCCGAGCCGCGGGGGCGTCTGTCTGGCGTTTACAGTAACATTATACAACACATTTGGGCGTTTGTCAATACTTTTTTGAAAATTTTTTCAAATTTTTTTTTCGTGCGGGCGTATATAATAATAAAGTAATTTTTTTTTGATGCGATGCGTGATATTTCGTCGTACCCGCTCCCGCCCCTGTGGCTGCCTGGGTATATTCCTATATATCTACACAACAACACACCACGAGGCACCATCCTCATCCTCTCTCACACGCCCGAGGGCTCATATATGCTATGCGAGACCTCCCAAGGATGAGGGCCGGAGCACGGGAATCTTCCTATATATAATAATAGTATGCTCCAGAGCGGTAAATGCCGGATAGACTTGCCTGGGTATATTCCATATCTCTGCTCTACTGAACCAGGTGTGGGTATATGCCTATACAAGAGAGCATAAGAAAAGGGACAGACTTGTTAGGTCTATCCCTCTATATATTAGTGGACTATACAAGCATTGTAGTGGTTCTTCTTTGCTCGTCTGCGCTCTCTCCAGGTTGCTTTTCTCACGGTCAGTGCAAGAAGATGCTCACCCAGGACATTTCGCACTTCCTTCTCTACTGCTTCGGGGCTCTCGGCATAGAACATTTCTGCTTCATCGTCCAGGAAATATAGGTCAGTTACAAAGTCGGCTACGAAATACTTTTTGCGGGTTTTCATGGTTAATATCCTCTTTTCATCGTTTTCTGTGGAACTATCGTTCTCACTATAATCATTATAGCACATATTGAACACGATTACAACGGGAAATGAAAAGATTTTTTCAAATTCTTTTGTACCGCGCTTATATATAATATAATGAAGAAAACTGCGCTCCGAGGCATTTGCCAAGAGCAAAAATTAACCTGTCTCCGGAGGGGAAAAATGTGATACGATACTTGAAAGGTATATTCCGGAAGAGGCGGTGAAGGCATTTTCCTACATTATATTATATGACGGTATATGCCATGCTTATATAAAGAGAAGAGGGACATATTACTGTCCCTCTCTTGTATTATTCAATGTAGTGGTCATATCATCTATAAAATCGGCAAAGTCATCTTCAAAATTATCATTCCCGTATTCCTCATCCTCGTCCCACTCTGGGTCTGTGTCATCGTCTATAACATCGCCTCTGAGGTACTCCAACACTTCGGCATCAGTCGCAGGTCTTACAGACACGATGGTAAGATTTGCTTCCTTACACGTGGGAGCAAGGTCTGCAACCAGTGCAGGGATGCTTTCTGCTTCGTAGATGTAAGGCTCGGGCAAATTCATCTCACCCAGTCCCTCAACCACGAGCGCATACTTAACGGCATAATACTTCATATCTTTATCCTCTCTTTCTGTAGCATCTCTCTGCTACTGTCTATAGTATATCATACCACACTGCAAATCTCAACAGGCTAATAACAGAATTTTTAGATTATTTTTGAAGGTACAAAAATGAAGGTAAAGGTACAAGTGTGTGTTATATTACTATATATATATAGAGAGAAAACACACTTTGGTATGTACCTTGTACCTTCAAACGCATTTGTACCTTCTTTTTCACAGGCCCGGGCAAATGCCTACAAACGGGCAAATGCCGCAGATGTGGCAAAAACCCGTCAGGTATCTTCCAAAATGCGCATTCCTGCACATTCCTGCGCGGTTTTGCGTGGTTTTGGGGCAAAAACCCCTATTTTTGGAGTTTTTTGACCTGTTCCTGGGTCGCTAAAAATGTGATACGCTTTTTCTACCAAGGCGGTGTGGGGTAATGTTTGATGAAAAGGCTGATGGGATAAGGGGTAAAGGGTACTCTGGTGTTCTTCTATATATGTTTCCTATATTACTTATGTTACTACTATATATGGTTATTTCCACTGTTTCTTTAATGCCGCCCGGGTTGTTTTTTACGGGTTTTGTGCAGAGTTGTATAGGGTATTGTCCAAGATATAAGCGCATAAAAAAGAGGGTAGATTTCTCTACCCTCTGTGTCTGCTTACCTGTGAGGATTGATATATTCACCACAGACTATCCCGTGGGGTCTATATCCAAATACATCCTTATGCCAGTCACTATAGAATTGCAAGGTTTCAGGATCTATCTCGTTCCACTCTTTGCCTTCAATATGCTCTGCGAAGAACTGACGGATCTTGGGTTCGTTATTCGCCCGGTATTTCGCATCTTCCTCTATGTGGTTATAAATCATCTCGGGTCTATTACCGAGCATCCACTCGAGGAACTCATCCACATTCTTTACTGTGCCCGCTTCGTACATCTGTACCCAGAGTTGGTACGCTTCTCTCTCACCTGCGATAGAGTTGTGGAACATATAATCCTTGTTCCAAAATTCGTAGCCGAGGTCAATGTGCTTGTAGTTTCTTTCCATGATGTTTTTCTCCTTTATTAAGGTAAATTCTGTAGGATACTCTGTATCTTACAATAACATTATATCACATATTAAGTACCATTACAACAGGCTAATATAGAATTTTCAAAATTATTTTTTTCTCGGTATTCTCCTACACTACGGCCCGGGTGGTAAAGGTACAAACAGACGAACAAAAAAAAATGCAGGGCAGATTTCTCTGCCCTGCGGGAACAAGATGGCTTTCGCACATACTTGGTTGTGGTATCTTACTCTTCGGTATCTTCTTCGTCGGCATCGGCATTCTTTGCTTCTGCTCTTGCCTTTTCAGTGTTCGCAAGGATTGCTACTACTGCCTTGCAGACATCTACAAGTTCGGTATAGTCTACGCCCTTTCTCTGGGTGGTCTTTGCGCCCCCATCCTTCTTGCCAAGGGGTTCGAAGTGAAGTTCGTCTCTCAAGGACAAGAACTGCTCAAGGTTTGCTTTTGCGCAGGATGTGCAGAGGCTGAACTTGCAGGTGCCCTTCTTGGGGTCTGCACTTACATAAATCTGGATGAGAGACTTGGGCTTATCACCTGTACTAACAAGGCGATAGTAGTCAACAAGCCACTCGGGCTCTTGGCCCTTTTCCAACTGCTTGGGGGACTTGTTATGCTTATTGGACTGAGGATAGTTGCAGTCAAGCATCAGGGTGTGGGACTTCGTTTCGAGAGCCTTTCTCATCTCGCTAAATACGAGGCAAGAGAATTTCTCTCTGTCGGTGAGGGTGCTCACATCGACATCGGCACAGTCAACGATTTCATTGAGGACATCATCAGTGAGGGTTTCAAAGTTCTTTACCAGGGTTTCGAGTTTCTTGTAGTTTGCCATTTTGTTTTCTCCTTTTTTGTTGGTTTTTGTAGATTTCTGTAATGTAGAGGGGAGATGGCGCTCTCGTTCTCTCTATCTTACAATAATATTATAGCACATATTTACGGCGTTTACAACAGGTAATCAAAACTTTTTTCAAAATTTTTTGAAAAAATTTTTATCCAAAATTAACCTGTCGCCGGACGCTCTCCGGAGTGATACGATACCGCTCATACGGTATACCCGTATGTGGTATTCTCCATATCCACATATAGTGATGGCAGGGGTTATTAGCCCCTGCCTTCTATTAGTCAGCCTGTACGGCCGCAAGCATACCTGGACAGTAGTCATCAATATGTCCGAGGTCTTCATCATCAATCTTGGGAAAGTCACCAGTGCCTTCATAGTACCAGCATACATAGCCAGTGTCCTTCTCAAAGATAATGGTATCTTTTGTTTTCGTGGTATTCTGTAATGCCCACATACGAAGCATACCAGAGCCCAATCCTTCAAGGGTCATATCTATCTTACCAGTCTTTCTGGTAAAGCGTACTAAACAATAGGTTTTCAGTTCCATAATTACTTATCCTTTCTTACTTTGAACTTAAGGTAGTTTGTGTTGCCCGCTACATCAGTTACGGTAAAGCGTATGTACATGGGCGATACTGAAATGGTATCGAGTTCTATCTGGTCACAACTCAACCGTCTAAATCTTTCCAACAGGTCATTTGCATCGACTGCATCACGAACTGCGTGGAACACGGCTTCGAGGTCAAACTCATCTCTCAGGCACAGTTCTCGAAGGGACAAAGTTCTATATTTGTCCCCGTCTTGGGTATAGTAAATAATATTTGGAATTTCCATTCTTTCACCTCACATCAAAATATCGAATATGTAATCCATCTCCAGGCCCAACTCGTCTGCGAGAATGTCCTCTGCTTCCCACGGGTCTGCTTCGGAAAGCATCTCACGAACTTCGGCAAGTCTTTCCTCTGCTTCTGCTCGGGTTAAATCGTCCCGCTTCATTAGTATGCGTACAACTTCATTCGGCTTTTTCATACCAGATAAATCCCTTTCCTATCAAATCTCGCACCAAAGCATTTATAAGTCTGGCTCGAGGATAACACTATCTGCTCAAAGAACTTGTCGGCATTGGCAATCTTCTTTCGTTCGGCGGGGGTGTACAATTCTCCCCCTATAAGTATACCTCTCTGCTCTATCTTTTTAGATTTGCCGACATACTTAAATCTTGGATATTGGTCGCAGTCTGCCTTAACTCTGTAGTATACCATCACGCTACCTCCACTGCAATATCGTGCGACTTGGAAATGTACATAAACATCTCCTTTCCATCTTCCTCAAACATAAAGCCTGCGGTGAACTGATAGCCGTTTGCCGAGATTACTTTCAAGCCGTAACCGTTGAACTTATGCATAAGTTCCTTGCAGTAGTCCCATGCTTTTGCTTTAGCCGCACTATAGCGACCGTACACATCATACAGTTCATAGGATATGCTTCTCTGGTAGGCATCGTAGTTCTTCAATGCCAGTCTGCGGTTTGCAGAGGTAAGTGGTTGCTTCTCGTACATAGTTTTTCTCCTTTTCAGGTGTATAAATTTCTGTAGGTGCTCTCGCTCTCTACATTTATATTATACTACATATTTCGTGCCATTTCAACAGGTGATTGAAAGAATTTTGAAATTATTTTTCGGGGACATGGACTGCGTACCTACAAGGCATTTGCCCACTACAAAAAGAAGCAGGCAAATAAATTGCCTGCTCCTGTCTTACCACATATCACCGCTCGACGGGATGCTTACATAATACCTGCCGTCTGCATCGTCATAGAACACATCCGCACCGTATCCACTGTTCTTAATTCTCTGGATGGCGTATTCAGTGGTTACCAGGTTGTATGAATTCCACACTCCGCTACGAAACATTACGGTCTTCTGGTTTTCTATTGCCTTGATAGCATCATCAAAGCCCAAATCTACTATTCTGGTCATATCTGTTCTCCTCAATCGTGTGTTGCGTGGAAGTTCTCGATTGCCCACTTATTGCCGGTTGCGTATACGGCCGCGCGGGTTCTTTCATAGTGGGACATTCTGGGTCCTCTGCTTGATGCTTCCTGCTCTCGCTTTTTCAAGGCTCGGTTTCTTGCACAGTTGACGGTACATCCGGTGCAGTCCTGCGTTCCATCTCCGCCCAACGGACACTTTGCTTTAAGATTTTCCATCGCTAATTTTCTCCTTTATTTGCTTCATAATAATTTCTCGGTTCTCTGGTGTGTCAAGGAATACTTTGCACAGATTAGGAATGTCCCTAATAATCTTAATTCCTTCGTGCATCTCTGCGTGGTTAGCGGCCGTAGTATCGGAATTCCATACTGCCATAATATCAATCCTCTCGATATGCGCACCTTTGATGTCACCATACCAAGTAGGATAATAACTATAGAATACTCCATATCCGTGAGTACACTCAAACTCGTCCCAGCCGTCGGCATGACCTATAGCATAATCCTCTTCGGACACTTGCTTAATGCGTTCCATATTTCTTTTTTATCCTCTCTGCCTCTCTTGCCAGAGCCTTAGCCCTGGCAAGTTCTTCATTTTGTTCCCTATTTAGTCCGCACCAACAATTCTCTGCACCCCACACTTTGAGGTCGCATCGTTGGCACACCCAATAGTACATTAAATCATCTTCTCCAACTGGGTCTTCACATACTGACATACCCGGATGCGGAGTTTGTCGTCGTCGGTAAGGTCTTCTTCGTCCTTATCTACATAGCCCCACTCCTTTTCCATCTTGGGGATCGTCTTTTCTTCATCTTCCCAAAGCATCTCACCGCTTCTCCAATCTCTGCTCTGCTTTTCGCCGACAGGCACATAATTGGTGCGGGCATTCTTTTCCTTCTGCTCGACTTCGTTGTAGAGGTCGCTGAGGATCTCTGCCAGAAACTGCTTTTCCTTGAACTTGTTTGCCATAATCGTTTTCTCCTTTTATAGGTGTTTTATTTTGTAAAGGTGCGTTCTGCTCTTTACAATAATATTATACAACATATTTATTGCCATTTCAACGGGTAATTAAAAGATTTTTCAAAAAATTTTGAGCCCCATTTCGGGGCTCAATTTTGCTTATTCTATTACCTCAACTTCATCTACATTGAGGTCGACGGCTAATCCGCCCCAGGTGCCGTGAAGTTGACCTATGCCATCGATGTGAGTAACATATCCGTCACGGCCTGAATATTGAGGCTCGTCCTGCATATTGATTATCCGAATTCTTGTTCCTACTTCAATCATTATCGTTATCCGCCTTCCTCTCAAACTTACATTCAAAGGCTTTATAGTTGTAAGGCTGATAATCAATCTCGACAGGCAGATGTACAACAACTGCATTGAACCAGTTACAACGAAGTCCGAACACGAGGTCCTCTGCATCGGACTTGTCGAATTCCTTCGGGGCTTTGTCTTTTTCCCATCTTGCAGACCTATCTGCGTAATCGACGGAGGTTACATAAGCGGGGCCGTTGTCTGCGAATACGAGGACATAGTAGTGGTTCTTCTTTTTGGTTGCCATAAGTTTTTCTCCTTTGTAAAGGTGTATTTATTTGAGGTGCTCTCGCATCTCTCAATAATATTATATAACACGATTGCAACAATTTCAACGGGCAACTGAAAGATTTTGAAAATTATTTTTATTGGAGTGTGCCGAACTTTTCTTCGATGGTTTTCAAGTCCCCTTTGTAGAATACCAACACATTTTGGTGCATACGACCTATTTTCCTCGATTGGTCAAAATACTTAGGTGCTCTTATTGGCAGTGACCCTATATTGTTCATCACGATTATTTCATTATAATAATGTAGAGAACATTTATCCCGCAGTATGTGGATTGTATCAGGTACAAGACCTACAAAGTTGCTTTTCTCTATGCCTCGGCATTCTTCTCGCACTTCCGATACCACGATTACGAAGAAGGAGTTATCCTTGAGGCGCTTCGAGGCTTTGTATAGAATGGATGAATATTTATTCAGGAAGTCTGCATACGAGGATTGATTACTTAAATCTCGTGGGTCAGTAGTATATCGTTCAAGGTTATAGTACGGAGGACAGGTGAATATCATATCCGCAGGCGTCATATAGTCCAAGGAGTTATCCGCATCACTACTGAAATATTTAACGGTTCCTGCAAGATTGGTGTATCTGGCTTGCAAAGCCTCATACTGCTTTCTATTGGCCACTACCTGTTCAAGATTAAGGTCAATGCCCATATAATCTCGACCTAATACAGATGCTACTACCCCTCTCACACACCCGCCTGCAAACGGGTCGAGAATTGTATCTCCTTCGTTACTGAACCATCGATACATCAGTTCTGCAAGATACGGGTCGAACTCACTTATGGACTCTGCCTTCTTGGCATCTGCCCCTCGGGCGCTGAATGTGTTTGTAGGGGTAGCATTGAACCTCTTTACATCTCTGCCTACTGTAGAGTCCTTGAACAATACTTCCCACTCGTCCTTACGCCTCTGCCAATCGTGCGAGATGGTATTGATTACAGAGAACGGAGGCCAGCCGTATTTGTCCTTGAGTAGATTACTCGGTATGGATTGTTTCGTCTGCTCAAATAGTGGCATTATTTCTTCTTCCTCCGTTTCTTCTTTTTAGGTGCTGGGTGATACACTTCGTATTCCTGCAACTGCGTGTAGGCTTTGGACTTCTCCATCGGATAGAACAGATAGTTATCCCAAATGTCTTGCAGAGTATCGGGCGGTGAGCCGGTTTCTTTGTAGATGGTATTCTCCAGTATCTTGACACAGTGTAGGTAATATGTCTCATTGTATTCCATCTCATCGTGATCCATCGCCCACATACTTTCGAGACAATCTTTCCAACAACATCCGCAACGATTATCGAACAAGCGTACCCCGTACTTTTGCTCGGTTCTATGTTTCCAGTGTTCTCTAAACCTGAATGGACTCATACAAGACACTGCAAGGCTAAACAATTCCCAGTCATTTCGCAGGATTTCAAAGGTATCTGCGTTTGTTTCGAGAGGCACTTCTAATCTAAATTCAGGCAGTACACTCTGGATAATCTTTGTATAGGCATCCCACATTTCTATGCAATCGCCGCCGCAGACCTCAAACTCATTCAAATCGAGGATCGACTTGTTGAAATTACCAGTCGCAAGCACAGGAGCATAGCCTTTAGCAAGGCAGTAGTGCAAGGCACCGTTTGCTATTACATAATTTTTGAGAGGATGTTCTATAAAGCGGTGAGTTCCGTGTAACTGTATATCATCTATGAATAGGTCACATCCTAAATAATCTGCTATTCGTTGTGCCGCTTTCTTCTCATCGCCGTATGCTTTGTTCACCCCCGCCGCGTGATATAGATGCACTTTATAGCCCATCCGCTTGTACCGGAACGCTACGGCCGCGCTGTCCTTACCACCAGACAGTAGAACAGTCACCTCTTTTTTATCGAGCCGGCAGGGGCTAAATTCCGCGTCTCCGGCTATCTCGATTTTGGGCAATTTCATATCTTTTATCTCGGGCATTCGGAATATCATCAGGCGAGAATGTAACACCTCACACAACTCTCGGAAAGACTCATCGAGCCACAGAACATCGTCAAACATATAGTCGGTATCGGACACGTATGCATACAGTCCTTCGAGCATATTGAATATCCTACTCTTGTTACGGTATAAATGTATCACCCTCTGCATCTAATATACCTCCGTAGCCAACGCATTATCCTATTCATATTCTTTCTTCTTACCTTCAGGTCTTTGTGATGAATAGCAAGATGCACTACCCGTTTATTTTGATAATTCTCAATCACAGTTCTCCACAGTTTTTGAATATGCTCGGCTACTCTCTTGACAATCTCCCAGATTCGTTCTACCAACACTTTTACAATCTCGGCAACTTTCTCAATGGCCTCCACTTGAGCCTCGGTTAATATTTTGGCATTCTCCAATTTTCCCACCTCCAAATAAAGGATGTTTTTTCTCGGTTTGCATCTTGATGAGGCAAACGGGGCCGAAGCCCCGCTCCTTTGCCTCATCTGTTCTCAGTTTACGTCCGCATCTCTTGCAGACAGGATAAATTTTCTTTTCCATAGCATTATCCCCAATAATTTGCTAAAATATACGGTACGGCCATCTGTTCTTCGATTGTGCCCGTCTTGATGCCCTTCTCGGTGTCTCTTACGAGCCGCATAAGGTAAATCAAGTCGCCGGTCGAGTTACGACCTTTACGCTCACTTGCCAACTTCACTTGAAATGGGGTGAGCCCCGTGGCTTCTGTAATCTTGCCATCGCCCTTGAATGACTGCACCTGCAATAATTGCTTGGTACTGTTATAGAGGTTTGAGAGCAGTACCATCGTTGCTTCGCCGTAGTCGTAACTTGACTTCAAGAGGTAAAATGCAAGGTCTTTCTTACCCTTCAATACGGCGTCTACAAAGTCGAACACTGCGTCCTTGGGCGGTTGAAAGATTGCTCCTGCTTTCATCAATACGGCAAAAGCGTTTTCGGCAGAGCATTTCGTAGCCGCGGAATATCTCTTTATCTTGTCTACCTCAAGAAGTATTCGGCTATAATCACTCTCGCATACCTCAATGAGTTTTTCGTAGGCACCATCGGATAACTGTATTTCTTTCTGGATATACTTCTTAAGGATTTCCGGCTTCATCGGCTGAAAATCTACGATGGTATCTTGGAATTCTTTGTACACCTTAGAACGCTTGTCGATGCTTGTATATATCAATATCAAAATAGCGCCGGAGAGCGCATTTTTCTGCGTTATTTTGCGTGCCAAATCGATGTCTTGCGTAATCTCTTTACAGTCACGCAATGCGTAAATACAAGCATTCTTGACGATAGCACCCTTGTGCATCTTCTTCGCCAAATCGTCAATCCCATCTAATCTTGTGACAGTGGCATTTTGTGCTTTTGCCATCTGTTCGATATAGATGTCCATCACTCCTACTTCGGGCCCTGTAAAGATGTACGCAGGATCAAAGGTCTTGTTTTTTATGTGGGTTTTAAGAGCCGATAAATCCATCTTTTAGTATCTCCTTATCTCCGTGCTCGTTAATGACGGTAATCAATTTACATAGAACAGTTCCTAACTTTCGGGTCTGCGGACTATTATCAAAATTGTACTCATACACTGCCTTGATAGTTCGTAGCGCCTCTTGAAGTTTTAGGGTATCATATGCATCAAGTTGGTTATACATACTACATCCATTCCTTTCTTACATCAAGGAGCCAGCAGTCGAAGGTGCTCTGCTTATTAATACCTGTAATTCTCAACTCCTGCAAATACTTTGAGGTAATTTTGATGCCCTCGGCGTATCTGTGGGGGTCTTCCCGCAGTCTCGATGAACAGATGGTCATAAATGCTTTCCAGAACAGTTTGAGGTCATACTTGTCTGTATCAGTGTCCTTAAACTTGATTTTCTGGGCAATCTTGAATGAATTGGCACCAGACACTACGGCAATGTTATCTACGACCTTCTCTACATACTCGTAGAACTCCGTGGGGCCCATCTCCATAAGCAAGTCTACCTCACCAGGTGTTACGCAGAGGTCATCTACAATCTGCCGCTCGTCGGTGAACGATGGATAATTGTTCTTGTAATACTCGTCAATGTTATCCACAGTGTAGGAGTCCATATAGAACACCTGACCTCTACTGCGAATTGTGTTGATGGTATTATTCAAGTCGGTAAGAGTGAGAATAATGTAGGCACTCTTGGGCGGTTCTTCTGTCACTTTCAACAGAGCATTTTTAGCCGCGGGGGACATCTTATCTGCATCGGCAACTACATACACGATGGGTGCAGATACTTTGTAGGCTTCTTGAATAAGGTCTCGCACATCGTCTACCCCCACACCGCGCAGAGTGTACAGAGCGCCGAGTTTGGTAGCAATGTGCTTACTCATCAACTTCTTACCACTTCCCTCCGGCCCAACGAGGATGCTGAACCGGGGGAAAGTTTCGTTTTCGATAAGGGTATCAATTTGGGCACATAAGTGTTTTTGTCCAATCATTTATAATCAATCTCCTTTGTGCGAAGGACAAGCACTGCCTCGATTACAGATTTGGGTGATGTCTCCCACTTGATGGTGGAATTCAACTCTACCAGTGTATTAAGAAGTCTGGTAAAATCTTCGTAAGCGTGGTCATTATACTTATCCATACGCTCTTTATGAATACTTGGGATTTCGATAAACTCGAAGGTTCTCAAACATCCGTACTTGCACAGGTCAAGCACAAAGTTGGTATAGGTCTTGATAAACTGCTTCAAGTCTTTGCCAGAACGGTGCACTTCCTCAATCGTCTTAATGACGGCATCTACATCATTGGTAATGATGCTATCCGTGAGGTAGAACATTGTATCGTACCCTGTAATGCCGAGAGCCTTGATTACATTCTCAATAGTAAGGTCTCTGTTATAGGACAGGCACTTATCCATCAATGTAATGGCATCTCGCATACCGCCGTCGGCAAGTTTTGCAATGTAATCGAGGGCATCTCTATCGCACACGGACACATCTTCACTCTGGCAGATATAGTATAAACGGTCAGCCACTGCTTTATGACTGATGCGCTGGAAGTCATATCTCTGCACACGGGACAAAATAGTCTTGGGAATTTTCTGTGGGTCAGTGGTACAGAAAATAAAGATGGACTTTGCAGGCGGTTCTTCAATCAACTTAAGGAATGCCTGCCAACCTGTATTACTGATGGAATGGCACTCGTCGATGATGAAAATTTTATACTCACTGTCCAGACTCTTTGTTTTAGCCTGCTGAATGATAGCCCGGACATCTTCTACGCCACTGTTACTGGCCGCATCCATCTCAATGGGATTGCCCTGGAACTTGTTAATCTCGTTGGCAAATATTCTTGCACAGGTTGTCTTACCAGTACCTGCACCTCCGCAAAAGAGGTAAGCGTTCTTCACTTCCTCACTCTCCAACTGTTGCTGGAGAATCAACTTAATAGCACCCTGCTCGACCACCTCATCAAAGGCGGTCGGGCGGTACTTTACTGCTAATGATTTAATTGCCACTTACTGTGTCCTCACTTTCTGCAAAACGGTAACGAGCGTAGGTTATCGGTTGCTCGTATCTGTTGGTACTCTTGACTTCTTCGGTAATAATGTGTTGTCCGTGCTTGTGTCGAAGGTCATCAATAACTGCGGGAAGATTTGCGATGCCCAAATCCATAAGGGCCTCTGCTCTGGTAATACTGCCGAAGTGTGCCATATAGTAGGCAACTCTTTCACACTGGGTAGGCACATTCTTACTCATCGTTATCGTCCTCCTGCACTCGCATATCATAATATTCCATAAGTCTTGCTACGGCTTCTGGATTCTCTTTGCCATAGATAGTGTCTACACAGATACAGTAGCCGAAATAACTATCCAAGCGGACATTGACGAAATCCCTCAACATATCGAGAAGTTCATACGCATCCTCGAGGCGCGCTCTCATCTCCTCAAATTCATGGACGTGACGCCCAACTTCCGTAGCGTGGGTAATTTTAAGTTCCTCGAGTTCTCTTTCAGTGGATTCAAGTCTGTCTACTACATACTGTTCTGCGGTCTTAAAGTCTGCCATGCTTTTAGTTCTCCATTTCTTCGATATAATTTGCTACTCGGTATTGTATAAGTTTGAACCAGTCCCAACGATGTCTGCAATCGAAGATAAATTCAAGTGCTTCCTCTTCGGTATCAAAGTGGGCATTGGAGTCGCTCACAGACCCCGTTCGATGATATTCAACGGTATAACCGTCAATCTCATAATCAACCATTTCCGTTCTCCTGTTCAAGGTATTCTTGCAGTTTCTGGAACAAGCGTTGGTCTATGATGTAGAAATCTTCTCCATCGCCGAAGTCGAATACTACGGCAGAATAGTCCTTGTGCATAGCAAACGCCTCTTCCTTGTTTTTATCAAACCACTCTTTTTGCAGAGTGAATGATTTCCTCGGTTCGGTGCAGGTCTTACATTCGATAAGCCAGTCTTTGGTAGTGACATCTCCCTTACTGAACTTTGTAGCGCCCGAGTTGGCAGTCTTTCGACCGCCAACTGCTTTTGCCACTCGTTTCTCTTGGGCCGCACTATAAAATCTCGTCGGTCTCGGCATTATTTCAACGCATCACGGATGTCCGTGAGGAGACTGCGAATATCCGTCAAGACCTCATACATCTCGTAGAGATTTCGTGGGTCAACCTTATTCGAAGCATCATCACCGGCAGGCTTATCTACTGGCGTCTCGCCCTGGTGGAAAGTCTCTGCGAATACTTTGTCCACACCAGTCACTCTCATAGCCCAATCTACGGTGTGACGAATCGTGGTGGACAATCTTTGAAGTGTGCTCCAGTCCTGATCCACGCAAGCCTGATGAGCCTGACGAATGTTGTTGATGGAAGACCTCGAGATGTGTGTAATGGTAGCAATCTCAACAGAGGAAAGTCCGCAATTTGCCAACTTCATAACATTGTCACGGTCAACATCGGTGAGCCAGTGTCTAACGCTCGTGGTTTCATTCTGTGTCATAAGTTTTCTCCTTTGTAAGGTATTATTTGGTGCGTAGTGTTTTACTACAATAACATTATACTACACGAATACAAGAATTGCAACGGGCAATAGAAAATTTTTCAAAAAAGTTTTTTCTTGGCTGGCGATGCCTTAGGTATGAGTGGTTTCTTACCTACTGGAATAAGAGGTTGTACAATCTTCTTGGTATTCTGTCTACCACACACTAAAAAGTTTGCGGTCGACACAATGTTAGGTTTATTTGAATAACGAAGGAATGCTCCTGAACTGCCGTCCCAATCGGCAAAGTCTTCCGCATAGATTACTTTTTCGGCGATATTGGGATATTTAGATTGCAGTTCAACCAACTCCATCGCCCACTGCGACCACTGACTGTCGGATATTAGGTTCTCGTTCATCTCATAATAAATATATGAATGAACGAGCATTTGGTATCTTCTGCGTTGGATTTTCTCGGCAATTTTTAATTCTTCGCCGCTAAATATTTCATACAGTTGTGCCATCGGGTTTCTGTAAATCAAAAAGTCTTGCGCCGTTATCTTGAAGAACCTGATATATTCCTTTGGCAAACATATCTACTACGGCTTCCTCATTCTCGATTTCCATGCCGTTGTTCTCTCGAATTCCGTGAAGGATTTCGTGCCACAGGGTCTGGCATCTCTTTTGATGCTCCGTGCCGATTGTAGAGGACAATCTAATGACGGAGTTCTCAAAGTCTATGTGCCCATAGGCTAAATTAACGCCATTGTTAAGTTGGCCAACAAACAGGACTTCATATTCTACTCCTGCTATTCTTATGCTTTCAGGTATTTTCATTCTTTGCCTCCGGGTATTTCTTTTTGAGTTCGGCAAAAGCGCCGCATCCAATTGTGTATATGCAGTGTCCATAGTATGTGGTGCCTGTTACAAGATGCTTCTCAATCTCCTCAAAAATCTCCCTCGCAACATCTACACGACCTCTGTTGTAATGTTCAAGGCAATCTGCGGTATAGCTGTCTTGTATCTTCTGCCAATTATGCTTGTATTCCTCTGCCTCGCTCTCTGGTACAACATCAGCGGTGGGGAAATTTTCAATGCTTGACACTACGCCAAGAATTGTATTCTGTTTGTCGGGATATTGAGTGCTTGCCATACTTTTCAATGCTTCGCACAACTTATCCGCATCAATACATCGTGCCATATCATTCTCCTTCCTTTACGACTTCTGTCCACTCGCCATCTGGGTCTCTATATCTGCGGCGATGGATAAAGTTCTGCGGATTTACACACTGCTCTACAATGTCCATTTTCTTTAATTCCAATAAGCCAATAAGCTCGGGTGCCGTAAAACCATCGTTTGTGGTTTCCATTGTGATTTCACCTTTGTTGTTGACCTCTACTTTAATTTCTAACCTTTTCATTCCGCACCGCCTTTCATTGCACATTAAATTCTTTTATCATGGGATAACACTCATAAAGGTTTTCGAGATGAGCCTTATCCTTTTCGGCGTTCTTCTTGCTTTTACTCACACTATAGATAGTGCCTCTTTCCGTAATTACGATGTACACTTTCATTCCGCACCGCCTTTCATCTTCGGAGGTTCGGGAAGGGCCATCCAATGGGTGACAGTGCAGAAGTTGTGATTGCTAAACCATCCACCGTCATCTAATTGGTAAAATCGTTCAATCAGAATAGTCCCTTTTGTAGTGCAACAAATATACTTTCCACTGTTGCTCGGCAACCTCTCATCAACGCTGATCCACTCGCTCTGCTTGCGGTAGCCTTTTTCGTAAAGTTTTTTGCATCGGTCATAAGGGTGACAGTTAAAGTCACAAACCCCATTACCAGCGCAATTTTTATCCAAGTATGAGCGGTACAACGAGCAAGTTGTAACCGCCATTTCCTCAATCTGCTCTTTGCTCATTTGCCCTACGCTCCTTCAATTCATCGATGGCATCTTCTTCTGTAAGGAATGCGATTTTTCCTATGTCGCCATCCCAAACGGTGAACATAGTGCTAAGGTCCTCACTGGCAAGATGGAACTTAATCTCCCCGTTAATATTCATACCTACAAAATAGACCTTCCACTCTCTTATTTTTCCGTTGCTGATTGTGTACATCTCGCCGCCAACAGCAACAGGAGGTACAATGACACCCTTTGAAAGCATCATATCTGCGGTAAGTTCGGATATGTGCCGTACACACGCTTTATCCGAGTATGAATACGAACACATCTCACACTCGCCGTGACCGTCTTTGTTGCACTCAATCTCGGTCTCCAGCAGTTCAATCAACTTGTTCCTCATTGATTATTTCTCCTTTATTTGTTTTCTATGCTTCTGCACAATAATATTATAGTACACAATTATGCCAAAAGCAACGGGCAACTTACAAATTTTTCAAAAAATAAGTTGCCCGTTTATTTATATGTTATTGTACCAGATAGACCTTAAACCCAGTTTAGGATGCCAACGATAACACACAACCGTTTTAACCCCACTCGGGAAACCCTGTTGATGTTCCCAATAGGACGCAGATGCTATATTAGGCATATACCGAATTACTACTCCGCCTGCGACAGTTTGTACCTGTTCCGAGTGATAATGTCCTGAATGTATCTCTGCATACTTGCACTGTCCGAATTCTTTTCTCGCACGATCCTGTAACCAGCCAGACATATTCTTTTTAGGCATATCACCATGAGTCCACCCTACGAGGGACACGCCTAACAATCGGTGCTTTTGCGGGCTCGGGGACACATCAAACTTAACTTCATCGTGTCCGGTAAATGCCATTTCAGTGGCCTTTGCAAGAGTATATCCGAGAACTCTGTCGTGGTTTCCGCAGAGATAGATTACTTCTATAGGAGCCACTTCGGAGAGCATACGAATTCCGTCTATAATCATATCCAGGGTGCAGTCAAAGATGTGTGCGATGCGACCATCAACCTGCTGAAATGTTCCTTTCGTTGTGGTCTGCACATCATTGTCCGTGTGGAGCAAATCACCGAGTGTGACGAATAAGATTTTGGAAATCGAGTGATGGTGACATCTACCAACGATGTCCGACAATGCCTTGAAAAATCGTTTCTTTGCAATATAGAGGTTGTACTCTTCCCCGGTTTCGTCCTTGCAAGAAAGTAAACCAGAATGAAGGTCAGGAATACAGACCTCAAGAATTTCTCCTGTCGCATCGTACTCACACTTCACCGAAGGCAGAGAGGCTGAAAAATCCTTATTTGCAAAGTATCGGTCAACATCCTCGAAAGTAATCTCTTGATGTGTACGAGGCTTGACGGTTATTTTAGACTGCCACAAAGTCATCTTTGTGCCGCCCTTTACCTGAGACTCCCATGCGTTAGTGGTGAACGAGACAACAGTCCACTCGTCTGGTTTAAGATTGTGAGCCGTCATTACAACTTCTGGAGTGATGGCTTGACCAGACAAGAGGCTTACAACTCCTTCGAAGGTCATCTCACCATTTTCTTTATAAGTAATCTTAGGATTTGTAACATCACTATCGACCCGAGTTGCTGTATGACCGTCGTGGTTTCGTCTCCGCATCTCCGACCTGGCCTTTTCCTTTAACTGGCTTATATCCAAATCGGGAAAATATTCAGCTATGGCTTTTCCTGCATCACGATAAGTGCCGTGTTCCTCGAGTATTACCTTGGCGACAACTTCTCGCCACTTCTCATTCATTACTGCCACTGCAAAATCTCCTATGTTTATTGATATAGTTATACCACTATAGCATCATTATACTACACATTATGGATAAAGTCAAGAGGCAATTTACAAACTTTTCGGAAAATTTGTAAATTACCTCTTGACTTTCGTTATTCTATCCAAAATGTGACTACATCGACAACTTCTGGGTCTTCCCACTCAATAAGTTTGTTCCACGCTTTAATAATATCCTTAAAGAAAACTGTGGTGCTTTCTACGGTACCCCATCCATTCTTTGCTTCATACTTACGGTACTTCTCGGGGTTGTTTTTCAGTTCATCAAGTCCTTTTCGAATATACGGAATTACATCCTTGCAATATCCATTATTCTCACAGTTTTTCCATTCAAGCCCGGTCGACTTCACAATCATTTCGCGGACATTGTATGTAGTGTTGGCATCACAGTATCCGATATCGAAATACTGCTTTGTGCCTTCTATCTTTACCTTAAAGATAATACTGTAACTCACTGTATTTCCTCTCTTTCTATAATAGCGGACTTGATAATCCATCCTGACCATGTGATTTTCTGCAAATACTCTCTGCGGTAGCGTTCTACTGCGGATTTCAGTTCTTCCTCACTCTCGAATGGGTTGGTATAATTATGTCCCCCACACTCGGGTCCCATACCGAAGAACTGACTTACAGGATTTGTGATAGACTTGCCGCACTTCATACAATACTGTGTTGTAGTGGATGTAATATCTCCGTGCAGATGCATATAGACCATACCAGAAGTTTCTTTCTCTACCGTGCCGACCATCGTTCTCATCGGCATAGGATTGTTGTCATTCCATTTAGCCATAAAGTCGAATGATGGATTAGCGGGCTTGGTCATATACTGTCTTACTGTCACTCTATAGACAGTTGCTCCCTCACACGCCGAGCACGCCGGCGCTCTCTCCGGCGCTCGTTTTCTCTCGTTGCATAGTTTTATACTGCTAAAATTAGAAGCGCCGGTGAGCGATTTTTGCGCTTGTGCCACCGATGGGTATTCGATGCCATCAATCTCGACAGCACCGGGCCAGTCTTTAATCTCGTCCCAAATCATACAATCACCTTAATCTGTAATCTGGTAGAAGAAGGACAACTCATCGCCCCTCAGGTGAGTGCAGGCGTAATTATCTGCATATTCCCACAGGTCGTTATAAAGTCTTGCGTAGTCATCATCCTTTTCGTAATGTTGCCAAATCTTGTGGTTGAGAACGATTACAAGTTCAGTGAGGTAAATGTGATTTCCTTTCCACTCATTGAACGCCCGCTTGAAGGTATCTTTGATTGCGTTCTCACCGAAGCGGTCTGCGATTGAGAAGTCTTCCCAAAATGTCGTTGTCAGTACATAGCCGTTTGCTAATTGCATAATAGCAACCTCCCGTTGCGTTTATTCAGTCTCTCGACTGTATAAACATTATACTACATAATTGTAGCATTTGCAACGGGAAGTGAAAAAATTTTTCTTACATTATTATATAGAGATTTGGGAGTCTACAAAGTCCTCAATCATGGTCAAGGCATTCTCGTTTTCGGGATTTTCAAGATACTTGTACACATTGGCTACACCCTGCAATTTTTCAATGAGTTCACCTGTGTTTGTATCTACAATGGAATACCATGCGCCCGACTTATTGATAACTCCATACTTCATAGCAACCTCAACAAGGTCTTTGAGATAATCTATGCCGTATTCATAGTTAAGTGTATAGAATCCTGTTCTTCTTGTAGGCGGGCAGAATTTTGCCTTTACAAGACTCATAAGTACATAGTTACCAGCTGGTGACTCTGCTCTACTGTTCAAGTCATTGCCATCCTCATCTATATACTTGCCTTTACTGAACTGCATACGGCAACTGCAATAGTGCTTCCATCCTTTGCCGCCCGGTGTCTTAACTGCACCAGCATACATAGCCCCGAGGTCGTCTCTTATTTGATTGATGCCGATGCCTGTACACTGATGTCTGTGCATAAGCATCTCCACTTTACGGCCGAACACTGTAAGGGGACCAGAGATGCCTGCGTATGTCTTTTCTTCCATAGTCTTATCGAGTTCCTGTGCAGATGCAAGAACACCGATAGAGTCAAGTACCCACAAGCCAATCTCGCCAGTATCTACGGCATCGAGAATGAATTGGAAGATTTCTTCGGCACTCTGTGATGTGGGCTTGAATACAATCATAGCATCCACATCTACGCCGAGTTTTCTTGCCCATTCAACATCAAGGGTATTCTCTGCATCAATGTACAGAACCTTTCTCGCATCTTCCATCTGCTGATAGTTTGCGATGAGGTCGAGAGCCGTCGTGGTCTTGCCTCCATGCTCTTCGCCGAACAACTCGGTAATCTTGCCAACAGGAATACCACCGAAAGTACAGTAATTCATACGAGGACTGGTAAAGGGAATTCTTTTCATATTGTAAGTAGGAAGTCCTACTGTAACAACTTCTTCTTTGGTCTTTTTATTTAGGTCTTTGATTACATCATCAAGTTTCGCCATCTTCGTTCTCCTTTCCTGTAATTATCCAAGAGTACGGCAGACTCTCAATCCACCTACACAGTTCGTGCCACTCATCGAGTTTGTGGTTCTTTCGGTCACGATAGATGCCCACAAGAACCTCGTAGTTTAGTTCTACAGTGCGCTTCTGGTTGTAAGAAGTGGGGAGCAACTGTATCATATTGTGCCAGTACTGCTTATCTTTGGTTGCGAGAAATTCCCAACGGTCTTCATTCAACTGAGGAACAATAACACTCTGCAACGCCGTCAAAGCACCTCCACTCAAATGCTCGTGACTGAAATCATCGAGAGTAAATGCTTTTGCGTGGATTTTGTGCATCGTGGAACACGAATTTGCAGTGGTACCAACCTTGTAGGTGTCGAACTCTTTCCACCAATAAAGAGGTGCGGTGATGTCTACATACACTGCAATCATTCTGCGGAACTTTGCGTGTACAGGGCCACCCTTACAGAGCCTTCTCATAAGGTCTGCATCGTTGGGACCGAGGACAAACAATACTTCATCGTTAGGATTGATGATGCTCGGGTCTTCTACAAATTCCCAATCGCTGTCACTCTTGTCCCAACTGTTCATAGGGTTTCTCATTCCGCGAATTGCGGGCTCCCATCCGTAAACTTCTGTTTGTTCAATTTTAATCATTGCTATTACCACCTTTCACAAGTCGGACAGGTTTGTCTGCCCTCTGGAATCACATCACCACAAACTGGACAACTGTCTGCATTCTCTGTGATTTTTCCGTAATCGTTCAAGGTTGGTTTGTTTTGACAAGTCCAGATACAACAAAGGATATTCCACGCAAACGCTCTATCGTGAGGCTCGTCATCATCTCCGCGCAACAATTTGAGTAAATGCCTTACTGCGGAATCTATATAGCAGTGGGTGGGAATGCCCTTCTGCCAGTTATACTCACCGTACTTCTTTGCACCCGCCTCAAAGTGCTTGGACACCTCAAGAAGCATAGTGGGAAAATCCCAACCTTTAACAGTGGCAAACGCTTCTAAGGCATCACACAAATGCGTAGGAATTCCGTCAGTCTGGAATTCATAGAGATGCGAAAATATCATCTCACCAGCAAAACTGTTATACAGAAGTCTAACCACATTAAGAGGAAGTAGGTCGCATCTGCCCTTGCCCTCTTGAATATCTCTTACTGCCCCGGTTTCAAATTCTCTACGAGCACCAGAATCTTTAATTTCCATAAATGTTACCTTCCTTGTAAATGTGTTAATTCCCACTCTTGGGTTCTTCTCGTTAAAACCTTCTTGCAAGATGCCAGCAACTCTTGTGCCGCGTCTACTTTAGCCTTCACGATTCTGTATGCTCTGTTATAACATACGCTGGTAATCTGTTCTTGTTGTGCCTGCAACTCTGCGATGGAGTCTTTATCTGCAATAGTGCCTTCGGATAATGCGGACCGAGCATCGTTGTAAACTTCTCGGTACACCGCCTTGGATATATCATCACGAATGCCCAACTGCTCACACATACCACCTGCAAAGTAGATTAAGGTGGACAAGTTCATACAGAAATCGTCCAACTCATCGTTTGTAGGAGGCGTTTCACCGTCGTGCAGGCACTCCTTAATGAACAGTACATATCTATCAAGGTCTCTGCAATACGGTTCTATAATCTCGTCCACTATGTGACATAGTACATCGGAGTGGTTTTCTACTCTCGACTGTATTCCGCCTATGGCTTTTCTGTCTACTTCATCCAATCGAATTGTTCCCATTATTTTCTCCGCCTTTTCATTATTTTAATTATTCGGCACTGCGTATTGTAGGGCAAACAGCCTACGCTCTCCTCCTGCTTCTTTTTACGAACTTCCTCAAGGTGTTGTTGATGCTCTGCATCCCACTCTTTATATTCGGGACACTCCGCGTGACATCCTGGATGTCGTTTAGGAGCCACACAATATCTACACGGACATGGTTTGTTCATAGTATTCAATCTCCTTGAGGAACTCGTTAAAATCGTAATCAAACAGGACTCTACGCTTTCTGCCTACAAGTCGTGACCACATCTTATCGGTCTCAGGCATCAAGTCTACAAAATCGCAGTAATAGGAAATACTCTTATGTCCTGCATCTCTGTGCTTCTGCAACAAGCGAATATCAATCCAAAAAGTCTCATCGTGGTCAATGAACCACACTAAAATTCCTGCTCTTACGCCAGGAATTTTAGATTTTTCAAGCAGGCCTTCCCACTGATTATTCGTGATGTTGCCGTACTTTCTCTTTGGGTCATTGGAGTGAATACTCATAGTGTTGCCGTAGCAACTCTTGCACTCAATATAATATTGAAGGGGTCGTTTATATACGATAAAGTCGCAGATGTTTTTTACTCCTGCGTACCCCGCCATAGGGTCAGGCAGTCTGTCAATAGACACATCAGGTATCGCCTCGAAACCAGACTGAACTTGACCCTCAAAGTCTTTACCTCGGTTTACTCTGTTCTGTGCCACTGTGTTTCTCCATAACCTGTCTAATTCTTGTTGGTACTACTATGCCAGCGTTGCAACTGTCGCAACATCTCGCATCGGCATCGTTAGTCACCGGCCAAGGATTATTGCCGAAGCCTACAAACGCCTTTCCGCAAATGCAACACCTATAACTATTATTCATATTAGCCGTCCTTTCTGCATCTCGTCTTGTAGGAACAATAGTCACACACTCTTCTCGGAATGTCTACGGGCTTGGGAGGACAGATAAGTCTACCTACATAACCCTCGCACTCCTCGATTTCGCCGACAAGGTCTTCCTTCATCTTGTCAGTGGGCTTGAAGATGTAGGCCTTCATATCGAGTATATCTCTGTTGACATACAGGAACATAACTTCAGGCAAGTTGAATGCGACAGAGTATGCAGTGCCTTGATTGTAGTGTGCAGGATCAGTGTCAGTTCTATTAGACCATTTGAAACTCGCCTCAGTCTTGATTTCAAGGATGTAGTAGTGGTTCTTGTAACGAATGATGCCGTCACACATAAAACTCATATTCAAGGTCTTATGGAACAACTTTGTCTCCATACCAGACTTTGATACGATTTCAAGGTAATCAAGATTTCTACTTGTTACGAAATCTGCCACATCAATGTACTCACAGTCGATGCCATTCGCACTCATCTGCTCTACGGCAGTCTGTATTCTAATATGAATGTCGGAACCAGAATTACAGATGCCTACAGAGCAGTAACTGGACAGCTCCTCATCGGGCTCCACCCCGGTTCTCTGGTAGAACATATTTCGGATGCACTTCATCGAACTCGGCTTGTATGTCTGCGAAGGCTTTCTCTTTTCCTTATCAGCGGACATCTCAATGCTTCGTTTCAAATCTGCTAAAAAGGATTGTTCAGGCGAAAGTTTTTCATTCGCCTGGTCAATCAACTTACAAATTCCTTTAAGTGAATTTCTTGCCATATTTATCCCCCATTAGTTTTCAATCTGCTTTGAACGGATAGCGTGCCTACCCTCGGTCTTGCCGCTCTCATAGGCTTCTCTGCAATACGCATTCGCACCGATACGCATTGCTCCGCCCTTCATAGTGCCGAAGTTCTTTGACATCTCCTCAAATGAGGTCTTAACATCCTCAGGCGTAACAATCATAAGAGCCTTACACTGCTCTCCGAGTGCTTCTTCGATGCCAGCGCAGAACCCTGCTACAAAACTGTTGTACACATTGGCAGATGTGCCAGTCTTTCCGAACACCTTGTCAACTTCTCTACCTGCGAGTCTGTTACCTACATTGAACAGATACTTGTAGGTCTCCGATGCGACATCTGCATCAGTCTTGTGTCCGTAGAATACAAGCACACTCTTACCGATATAGAAATGTCTGCAACGGAAATTGTCTGCAACGATGCGGGCGAGTTTGTACTTCCACTTCTTTGCGGGCACATCGACACGGACCTCCTCAATGCTCTCTACGGTATCGATGTCAATGGACTCAACTTCTTTCATATCAATATGATACTTTGCGAGAAGTTCTTGGGCTTTCATCGCCGCGGACTTTGCTTCTTCCTCACTTGGGTTATTCTTGCTTAATTCAAGAATTTTACGAATTGTCTGGATAATCTTTTCTTCGGCTTGCATAAGATTTCTACCTTTCGTTGTTTAATTTTTCTGTAGTTTTTTGTCTACAATAATATTATACTACACAAAAGCATAGTTTACAACTGGCAAATACAGATTTTGCTAAAAAATTGAGCAGAATTTTTCAATCCTGCTCAATCAAAATTTTAGACAACTACTGTGTAATTATCCACTTTCTTGTATGCATCTACATACATTTCCTGATTATCGCCGCTGTAGGTGACTTCGTAGTACATACCGTCCTCAATGGTCGTAGAGAGAAGGGCTTTGCTATTCTGCAAAGTCTTGCAGAGCCACACAACATAAACATCGTCCTCCGTGATGTGAATATCCTCATAGTGTTGTCTCACATAATCAAGGATTTCCTGCTTGCAAAGGAATACAAACAATCTCTCGTTCATATAGTCTCCTTATCTCTCGTCCTCAAGGAGTGCTACGACCTGTGCTACATTGCCGTCGGTAATCTTGATGGCGTTATCTTCGCCGTAGTGAATGGTGATGCCGTCGCCCGTGTTCGCCTTAACCTGGGAGTGGAGCATCTCGATGTCAACACAACAAGTGAAGTCACGGAAGTTCTCACTCTCTGCGTAAGGAATAACCTCAACGCTATTCGCCTGCTTGGACTCAATCTGCAGGCCGTCTCTCGTAAAGGTAAGATACACACCATTCTTATCGTAGGGGCTCACGAACAGAGCGAGACGGTCAAGCAACTGAAGGAGAGCAGACTTGGTAACTTTGCAGGAACTCTCAAAGCCCTGCTCAAGGAGACCGTCGATTGCTTCAATCTGGTAGTCCTCGATGCTATCCATAAGAGTGCCGTACACAATGCAGTTCTGCGAAGTGAACACCATAGTGTTTCCATTGCGCCACACTGCAATCTTCTCCTCAGTGAAGATGTCGAGAAGGTTCATCATCTCGGGGCTGATAAGCGTGGGCTCGTCCCACAACTTGACGTTGATACCGCAAATCTTGTAGGTATCAGTAGCAACTACTTTGTTGCCTACATAGTAGCCGGTGTAGCAGGGCACTTCGAGCGTGTCTGCAAGAGCAGCCTTTGCGGTGTTGAGAATGAGTTTGATGGTAGAGAGATTGACGGTGTAACTGTCTCCGACGAAAGACTTGCCAGCAAGAGGACTCGGATACTTAATGAGTTCGCCCTCCTCATCGAGAGGCAACTCAATGGAGTACTTACCGTTACCAGTGACCATGAGAGTGTTGTCCTTAAGGTCAAGAGACACCTTCTCGCAAGTCATCTTGGAGATAAGTTTGGAGAACATCTCTGCCTGGACTACTACATAGAAGTCATCGCCCTCTACTTTGTCTTCCTTTACATAGAGATAGTTCGTGGCATCGGTGGTGATAAGGGTGAGTGTGTAGTTCTTCAACTCGATTGCCATAAGACCTGTGAGAGGGATCATCTTGTTGCAGGACGCACCCTTCATTGCCTTCGCCACCATATTCTGCAGGGTAGAAGTGTTGATTGTCATTTTCATTGGTTCATATCCTCCGGTTTTATTTTTTATAATAGGAACTGATTATTTTTGGTACTGCGTTGTCCCAATCAATGGAATGATGTATTCTCTTATGACTGGAGCCCACAGTGTATAACTTGACGGATGATGGATTACTGATGACTGTAAAGAACGACTTGACATATGTACCTGCGTTCAAATACAGTTCAGTCATTCCACCTGAATTTGCCTGGGTCTGGGTCTGGTCGAGTGACATATCGGACACAGTGAAAAACAGATGTCCTTTTGAGCCAAGATTTACATAGGTATTAACATCTTCATTGATACGACCAATGAAATCAAACTTGTTTTCCGTCTTGCAGAAAAACGAGTTCATTGCCTTTCTCGCCAACTTGTCCTTAAATACTTTACTCCCACTACCGCCGATAAAGTCTCCCGTCTGTGCAAATGCTACAGTGAGAGCGCCTGAGGTTTCAAGAAACTCCAGCATACAATCTACAACGGCATCGAAGTCTTTGAGATACCACGAGCCAAACTGCCCGTTATCTTTTACGAACCTCTGCCTAAAATTCGTGTAGTCATCATCGAGTTCAAGGAAGTATTTATAGCCCAAGTCCTCGGCAATATCGAAGCAGGCGTTTCGTGCGTACACGATGGCTCTCCTGTCTCGGCCAATATCGATGGTATCGAACTCTTTGGACTTCTTCAACTTATCGAACATAACCACATTCTCTTTGCCGAACTTCTCGTAGTACTGGTCGGCAGTCTTGTCCTCATTGTCGATGACGAGGACAATTCTACCGGTGTAACCTGCGTTCTTCAACGCATCGACGGTGTACACTTTCTCAGGTCTTCCGTGTGTAAGAATAAAGGCTACGAAATCATTTCTCACCTGCAATCTCTCCACTCTGTTCCAAGATAGCACGAATGTCCTTACTCAACTTCACATAGCCGTTTGCGATGGCATCGTCAATGTCGAGAATTACAAGGGCACTCTGCTCCATGAGTTCCTGCATCTCTTTAGATGCGTGGGCATAGTAGTCGGCAATCATCGAGTAACGGAATACGATATGACGGGCAGCCGCAAATCTAAGGAACTTCTTCTCCTCTTCCGAAACAGTGGACTTGTTGATGTTTGCCAACAGTTTACTATACTTTTCGTGGTCAATTAAGGCATCGATGTGAGGCTTCTCCTCACTCGGCGCATATTGTGGTACTTCGATTTTCTTGGTATATCGATTATCGGGAGTCGCATTGGACGCCACACTGAATAAGCGCATACTCACCTCTCCTTTCTGTATCTACTACTGATTATCTTTGGTACACTATACTCTGCCCGTGTTCTCGTTTTCCACTTTGTGCCGTCAAACTCGACAGACACACAGTTAGGATAAATAATCATGGGCATACTATAGAACTTAAATCGCCCTGTCTCGTTGTACGCATCACTCATACCGCCAGGCAGTGTTCCTTCGTTCATACACAATTCAAGTTGTATGGGAGTAAATTGCAGACACACATCTCCTCGAATTCCCACATCTATCGAGGTGACGAGGTCTTCTACAAAGTTTGCTCTCCAATCAACGGGAATTGCGCCGTTACGAATGAATAATTCTGCACACAGTCGATTTCTGGAAGTGAATTTTTCAACAGCGGCAACACCACCTCGATAGGTGTTAGTGAAGCCGAATGTAGCACAAGCAATTTCGGCACTCGCAAGATACTGCACAACACAGTCCAAAATCTGGTCTATGTGATTAGTCAGTCGTGCCGATTTCAGTGAGCCGTTTTCTGGATATCGCAATCTTAAATTGGTAATATCATCATCCACAATCATATAATATTGATATCCCAAAGTGGCGGCTACTAACTCTACGGCATTTCTGGCAAACACAACTGCCTTAGGTTGAGATACAGACTGACAAGAGTCCGTTCTGTCGATGAAGTATTGCTTGTCAAATACCACGATGTGCTCAATTCCGTAATTAGATACATAGGCATCACGCTGACTATCGGTATTGTCGAGCACCAAAAACCAATCACCTGTATAGCCGAGGGCTTTGAAAGTGTTTAAGGTTATTTGATTGTCTGCGCGGCCATGAGTCGTGATAAATATAGCAAACTTCTCGGTCATACTTTCACTTCCTCCCCATACCACTGATAACTGCAGGCTACATCACAGTTAATGGGCATATCGAGAATTTGGGCAGCGGCATCTGACATTGTCTGGGCAAGAAGTTCTGCACACTCTTTGAGGTTCTCCTCAGGACACTCTGCAATAATCTCATCGTGTACGGGAATAAGCATACGGAAACCGAGTTCCTTCAGTCTCTCGTGGTTGTGCAGAGAAATCATAGCGGCCTTCGTAAGGTCAGCCGCACTTCCTTGAATACGGGCGTTTACTACCTTCGTAGTGTCCTTATCTTTCGTATTATCGATGACATACAGACCTTCTGCATTAGCCGCTTCAAACACAGACCTGCGCTTAAAGAACGGGGCATTCTTGATGCGGGCGAGCCACTTCTTCTGGATGTGTTCAGGCACTTCGGTAGATGTTTCGACCTCATCATCAAACGATAACGGGTCATCATCAGGAGGTGCTCCATCTTTCCATACGATTTCGTAGTCGGGCAGCATCATAGAAGGCAGTCTACGCTTACGACCACAGATAGTAGTTACATAGCCTATATCCTGCGCCATGCGAATAGAATCGGACTCGAACTTCTTAATAGCCGGAAATCCTCTAAATACGGACTCTTTGATTTCTCTCGCCTTGTTAGAGGTTGTCTTTAACTGCTCTGCAATACTGTCGATGCCTCGTCCATAAAGCACACCCAAAAGAATGCTCTTTGCTTGGCTTCTTCTCTCCTTACCCTCCTTATTCGTAGTGCCGTCGGGTCTAAACTCTTTGCACTCCTCGTAAGGCTTGTTAAATGCTTTACTTGCAATCTCACTGTATAAGTCCTTGCCTTCCATAAAGACATTATACATCTGCGGGTCTCCGTCTTTTCGACACATAGCCGCAAGTGCTTTCGGCTCTTGTTGTGAGAAGTCACTCGACATAAGAACATAGCCATCACTGGCTTTGAACATCTTACGAATATCCTTATTATGGGACGGGATGTTCTGCAAGTTCGGGTCGTTAGAACTGAATCGTCCTGTGTCAGCCCCGTACTGATTGAACTTACAATGAATACGACCGTCTTTAGGATTTACACAAGTGGGCAGTTTATCAATATATGTACTGATTAACTTACCAACACCTCTATATTCGAGCAGGGCATCGGTGAACGAGTTGTTAATCTGTTGCAAGATTTTTTCTCCTGTGCCTCTCGGCGATTTCTCATCGATTACGCCGACCTTCATAATATCGTACAACAGAATTGCTACCTGTGCAGGTGAGTCAAGATTGATAGGGTCGGACAACTTATGCCCAGGATTTTTAGCCTTATACTCGGCAATCTCATTCGCATACATATCTATTGCACTATGCACTGCCTGCAGTTGCTTTTCCAACTCGGCTTGATACTTAACATGGAGTTCATCTGCAAGTGACATATCAAATGCCACTCCAGTGTCTTCCATATCTGCAACGACGGCTACAATGGGCATCTCAATGTTATGGAACACCAAAGCAACATCTTCCAACCCACGCTCAACACACAATGTTGAATTGGGATTAAGATAGGGCTCTTGGAACTCGTACAGTTCGAAGGTGATTTTAGCATCGTGTGCGGCATACAGATATGCTATGTTAATAGGCACTAAATCAAACGAAATGTCCTTGAACAAATCTGCAAACTTCGATGCAGTTCCTTCACCGTTAGTACAATACTTTTGGTGCAGAAGTTTAAGTGCGTTGGATTCTTCATTCTCGTTAAGCAGTCTCGCCCCGATATAGCAATCCCAATAACAGGTGAGATAAGATCCTGTTTGATTGCGGATTACACGAACATCGAACGGCGCATTAAACATAATGATTTTGGTATTACACTCGACCATTCTATCTAACTGCTCTTTGACAAGACGAACAGGCAACTGATTTTCAATCTTGATGCCCGTCACATACGACTTATGATTGATAGGAATATATGCAGGCTTCATACCGGGTGTATAAATGCTTATACCTACAATGTTATCGAGCATGGGGTCTAACCCCGTAGTCTCTGTATCTGTTGACATAATACCGTTCTCTACTATCTTATCGAAGTAGTTGACCAGTGTCATTATGTCCTGAATACAAATATACTCATCTCTGTATTGCCCGAGATTTTTCTCTGTCAACGCCCTCGCGGTGTTTATCCTCTCAACGAGTCCCCCACCACTGCCTTTGACAGTAGTGGAAGACTTCTTTGTAGAGTTGGCACGCTTTGCGATTGATGAGTCGGCAGAGCGTCCCGCTCTCTCAGGCACCTTAAACAGTGCCATTAGAACGAACTATCGCCTCTGCGAGAGGGAGTTCTACGGCCAACAGGCTGACTCTCTCTTTCCTCTCTGCGACCTCTGTCGGTTCTATCGGCTCTCTCGGTTCTTGCGGACTCGGAACGCTGAGGTGCACCGTCGTTATTGGGGAAGCACTCGTAGTCGAGATAATACTCCATATCCTCGGCAGTCTTGTCGAGAATGATGGTGCCGAGAACATCTGGAATCTCGGGCAAATCTTCGAGTCTGGTATCATCGCAACCAGTCTCATATACCTCATACACAGTGCCGGTGTCACCCTTCTTTCCGTGTCTCTCAACATCGAAAGTATGGGCTACAAGAGGAGTATTGGCGTTAGAATATCTCGCACAGAGCGCGGACATCTTTGCAAAGAAATTCTTACCTCTCTCCCAAATCTTTACTTCGTCCTCTTCGATGTCGTAGAGGGGGATGTACAACTTTGCTCTCTGGAACGAGTTGTTAGCGCAGAACGGACACTTCGACTTGGGCTCATTGTAAGAGCGCAGGCAATTCACATAACGCTTCTTGCCATCAATCTCAACCTCATGTACTGCGTAACCTACAACATCTTCCATACTGTTGTACATAAAACGCACCTTTGCTACATCGCCGTCGTCCTTCAAAGTGAAGAACGAACTGCCTCCGCTACCGCCGTAGTTATCTACTTCGTTTGCTCCAAATCTTCCCATCTTACTTTTCCTCCTTTTCGTCGTTGGGGTTTGTGGTGTCGCGGTCATTAAACAACGCTCTGTCCAGCTTCGACACAAAGTCTGCGAGAAATGCAGTCATTGAAAGACCTGCTTCAAGGTCAGATGCATCGGGATCATCTCCGATGAACTTCATAACCGCGGATGCCGCAATTTTAGCGCATACTCTGTCGAACTCTGCCTGTGTGATTTCACACACAGTTTCCGTTGTCTCGACCTCTTTTGTGGTGGTTTTCTTGGTCAACTTCATTGAGTTTCTCCTTTTTTGTGGTTTAGTCAATATATCCGTACAGGTTAATCTCGACTGCCGCTGTCTTGATAGCCTGAAGAATATCTCCGATAGAAGCTTTTACGCAGTCTACACACACGCCCGCGTATCTGCCGTGCTTTATGTTGAAGTGAACATCGCCAGTATTGAAAGTGTTGCCCCAATCTGTAAAAATGAAGATGTCAGGCAACATGAACACCTTGTAGCCGTTCTCTACTTTCTCCATAGTGCAGATAGTAATGTCATCTGCCATAACACTGCAAGAGGTGGGCGTTACATCAACAGATGCAACTCGTGCTCCAGTAAGCGCCTTTACGAAGTCCTTAATCTGGTCGTCCTCGGTTGCGAACTCCGACTTGGTGATAGGCTTAACTTCGACCTTGGGCTCTGTGTTAGGCTCTGCTTCTGCAAAGTCTGTGTAGGAAGATTCGGGTTCAACATCTTCAGGCTCTGCGAACTCATCTGCGGGCTTCTCGTCAACAACTTTTCTCCAGTTGCTCTTGAAAGCCGCAAAACTTACCTGGAAGGGCTCTGTGTTCTCGTCAAGGAAGGAGAGTTTCTTATTCTCTACATCTCTGCCGAGCAGAAAGCCAACCTTCTTGCTCTTTCTGTCCTCGTACTTCTGTCCGATAATGCCGATAGTGTCACTCATTTGTTTTTCTCCTTTTTCTGTTATTTTGGTTTACGATGTGTGACTGTACTACTTTAGTACAAATATAGTATAACATATTGCAAAACTAATTACAACGGGTGATGCAGAAAATTTTTCAAAATTTTTCAAAAAATTTCTTTCAGGTCTAACAATTCCTCGGGTGTGCAGTCATTCGCATCTTTTCTGCCGTCGGGCAAAACATACTCGGTAATCAGTTTGTTTCGCACATTCTTTTTTATACGAGCCCGTGCTTTCATACCTGCCTCGTCACTATCGGTGCAGAGAATAAACTTTCTACAAGGCATTGCCCGCAACTGCTGAAACTGCAACTCATTCCCGAGGCCGTTCAAGGCTACTGCATACTTACCGACTGTCCAAAGATAAATGGCGTCAATCATACTCTCGCAAATGATAACCTCTGTCGGGTACCGTTCGAGTTGACTCAACTCATACAGTCCGTACACAGGCTTCTCTGCTCCAGCAGGATAGTTAAAGAACTTAGTCACAACACTTCTGCGGGCTACAAATAAGCATCGGCCAGATACATCTCGGACAGGAAAGGTTATAGACTTGGTTTTGGCGTCATAACCAACATCAAATATATCCACGACTTCGGGCGTCATCTTGCGCTTCCACATATACGGATGATACACTCTGTAGGTGTCGAGTTCGTCATCACTTATATATAATGTAGACTTTTCAACAGTGGTTCTGGATAAATTGAGTTCTATCGTCTTGCGCTCCTCTACACTCACTGTGAGGAAGTTCTTTAATAGCCACTCCCATCCAAATGCACCTACAACATCATCATCTCTGCCGAAACAGTGCGAAATCATCTCCTGCAATGTGTGAGTCTCTCCGCAAGTGAAGCAGTGAAATATGCCATCGCTTTTCTTAATACCCGCGGAGGGTCTACGCTCTTGTCCACCCTTATGATACGGGCAACACACCTGAATATTGTCAGGTGTGTCACGCATTGAGTGGAAAAGTTGAATGCCATTTGCAGACAATTGGGAGCGCAGTTCTTCGAGAATGGACATCAAGTCAGTCTCAAACGGAACATTGTTCAGTATCATTTTTGCAACGCCCCCAAACTATAACCGAGAGCGCTGAGGATGCAGGTTGCGTTAAACATAGTAGGCTCACATCTGCCAGATAAATAATTGTGTATGGTGTTAGGATGCACACCGCTCAACTTCGCCAACTTGGTCACAGTCATCTCTCGGCATTCAAGTTTATGGCTTAACCAATCCGAAAACACATCAATCTCCTCAATTTTAGAATACATCTGTTTGGTCTCCATAGGATTTCTTTCCCTCCGCTACTTTTCTTTCCGTAGTTCTATTATCCTCAACATCGTCGTAAGTAGGAATAAACTCAAATTCTCCCGTGTTGATATCCCAATGGTAAGTAAGTTTACCCCCTACGGCACCAAATCTCTGCTTCTTTACGGTCATATTAAGTACGCCGTGTTCCTTTTGATGGATAGAAATGACCTTACTTGCGTTGTGTGCGATGCCGTCGGAATCTCGAATACTCTCAAGGTCAGGAGTTTCGTCCCCACCCTTTTCAACAACACCGCTACGGTTTGCTTGGACAACGACAAGAATCGGCACACCAACTTCCATAGAGAGTTCCATTAAGTCCTCACTGATATTGGTAAGGCTTGTAGTCTTGTTGTCGCCTCTCTTGTATCTCTCGTCAGTCATATAGGTAATGCCGTCTACTGCAACGAGGTCTAATTTGTACTGTTTAATCCAATTCTTAATCTTCGTCACGGTAATCTTCTTGTCGAAGTCAAGAGGGGTAGCAACTACAAACTTATTCTCCGACTGACGGAGACCTTGAATGTATGCCTCATAGTCATCTTGGTCAATATCGTCTTTGCCCCACATCAATCCACTGTTGGAATAATGACTGTGCAGGGTATCAAATCTATAACCAATGCTACTTGCACTCATCTCGGGCGAAATGTAGCCTACATTGAAGCCTGTCTGCCATACATGGGTGCACATCTTTTCGAGAATCCAAGACTTTCCTTGATTGGTGCGGGCAAAGATTACGAACAACTCGTCTCTTCTCTGTATGCCGTGAATGATGTCATCGAGTTCTTGGAAACCACAAGTGAAGAACCACTCCTTTTGATGGTCTTTCCTCTCGACAAACTGATTGAATCGGTCATCCGCATTTGCAACAATATCAATGCCACCCAACGCATAGTTAGGTTGCAGGGTTTTCATCGCATTCAACAAATATTCGGCGGCCGCGTTACTATCAGTCTGTAACAGTTTCGCGGCCTCTTGAATAACAGGCACAGATTTGTAGTACAGAAATTCCTCTCGGACAGTATCTACTAAATATCTGTCGGACTCTGTGACCTCAACGAGTTCAATCTGCGGAAACTCTGCGAGGAATGTAGCCTTGTCTGGCACATTTCCATACTGCTTGATGTGGTCTTGAATGAAGTTATATTCGTTCTCATAGCCAACGAAGTAATCTTCGGATAGCAGATTGTCCTCAATGATTGAGTTATTGGCAGTCTGCAAGACTTTTGATAATATCTGCAATGTAACCATTATCTCATATCTCCTCCCTTGAAGATTATTACTTCGGTATCTTTCGAGAACACACGACTTGCCATCTTCGCCCCAATGGCTTTCGACAGACCATCAAGCGTTGTAATGTTGCCCGTATAGATGTTTGACAGGCCCGCGTTGGAACGAGCATCAAGGGGCATAATCAACTGCGTGGCATCATACGCACTCATACCAAGACACCCAATGTCGTCCCACACAACGAGGTCGACTGTATAGAGCAACTGTTTGAGGCGCTCGAACTCTGGGTCTTTCGTATTGAAGTCTTTACACTTACCAAGAAATGTGGGTATATGAATGAACACGGCTCTCGGCTTGAAGCCGTTGCCACCCCAAATCTGGTCGAAGTATTTGTGCATCAGTTTGATGGCCCAAGTGGTCTTTCCGTTGCCCGTATGACTGCTCGTCAAATACAAACTCTTGCCATTCTCTACAAAATTCACGATGTCATCCTTAATGTCCGCCAATCTGTAGTACGCATCAAGGTCGCAATCAGGTGCTTCAAGTCTCTGTGGACATTGCTTCTTTGTAGGCAGATTACTGTTGTCCATCAAATATCGCATCTCTTTATATCGGATGCACATATTTTGACAATTCTCACCGAACTTTTGGCACACAGACTCATACCAACAGTTAGAATGTTTTTCCACTAAAATTTCCCTCCTTCGTCTGTACTTTTATATCAGCGGTGTTTGGCATACCAATGTCACAGAACACCGTTTCTTTCTTATCTGCTTTCGCCGCAATTGGGTAGAACGACAGCCAACCCTTGTCAATACTCTGCTGGACCACATCTACATATTCTCGTTGACACTCGGCTACTGCTTGGTCAAGTTTTGTAAGCATGCCTTTCCAAGACGCTATACCAAAGGGCTTATCCTTTACTTCAAGTCGAATTTTGAGGAACTGTATAAGTTTCTCCCGTAAATCAGGTAGGTCTGTGTACTTATCAATCTCGGCTACACACTTATCGAATAATGTAGGGCGTCTTGTGATGGATCTTGTACGCTTTGATTTTTTAGCACTTCCTAAGAACTCACTTCTCAATTCTTCCTTGCTATAACCTTTGCTACTGCAATCCTCATCGGGCGTACTAATTTCATTTATGAAATTAGTATCTTCCTCTATATTATCTTCTATATTATTGATGCAACTTTGTTGTATGGGGTATGCAACTTTGTTGCATGGTGTGCAACTGTATTCGCAAAACTTAATATTGTTTTTGAAGGATTCGTGTTTCTCAATCAAGCCCGCATCGAGAAGATTTTTAAGGTTCTTCTGTATGCCAGACTTTGTAGCATTACACCAGTCTGCAAGATATTGTAGGCTGCCGGTAAATCTCGATTCTCCGTCTTGCGAAAATCCATATATGAGTGCATATACTATCAAATCATTTCCACTTAATTTTAGGTCTGTGACCATCCATGATTGAACTACGAAATATGTATTTTCCTTCACGCCAGTACCTCTTATTTTCTCATTAAAGTGATGAACTCACACTACACAAGGTGCGGGCCAAGTATAGTGTGAGTTCATAGTTGGTTGATATTCAGTTATCCTTGATTGATATCCCGCAATATCAACCAACATAAGTTTGAGCGGCCAAGCGACAATGGGAAGTCAACTTGTGATGGGCGCTCTCAACTTACAAATATATTATAACATATATTGTGAGTAACTTCAAATGGATATTGAAATATTTTCTAATTATTTTTTATTAGGTTGGGTCATACGAATGATGTCCTCTGCCTGTGCATCTACGACACCATTTACGGCATCAAAGAGTGCGACACGCTCTGCCTCAATATCAATTCCCTCCACATCAGGAATTGCTCTTTTCTCTGTGTATTCGACAGTATAAAAGTTATCACGAACCTTAATGGCTACTCTACTTGTAGCACTGATTTCGGTTACGACTGCTTTTGAAGTATATTCTTTCATATTATCCTCCTTATTTCTTCTTGCTCATTGTAACCGCTACGATTACAAGCCCGATTGCACCTACAATGAGGCCGGTCAGTGCGCCCAAAAAGAATACGGCGCCTGCGGAAAGTGTTACTGTGTACATATCATTCTCCCTTCTTTACTTTTTCTCTGGAAAGTCTTAACTGAACAGTCTCCGTTGTAGTTCTACAACTTTCCAACTGTCTTGCGAGGTCTGTGGAAGGCGTATTGTTGTAGAGATATGCCTCAAGGGCATCCATATCTACATACTCCTTTGTCTTGATGGCGTCAGTGATTCCGTTTTGACGAAGCACCTCAAGAAGTTTCGCCTCGTTCATAGACTCTTTGACTGCCACGATTCTCTTCACGGTGTAACCACCTGCGGAGTATTCGTTCTCGCCGAGTTCTACGAGGGCTGCCTTAATCTGCTCGTTTTCTTCCTTGCAGATTTTGGTGTAACTGTCCAACTCATTCTTATTCAACGCATATCGAGGAATAAGTTCTTCGAGGGACTCATTTGTGGGGTTTGACGGTTCGTTTGTCAGGTTAATTCTTGACATTTACTTGTCCTCCTTTTGTCTTGTATGTTTTTGTGTTACATCTCCAAGAACGCCGTTTCTGCCATGAGGAATGGCGTTCTTAAATTCAGTGATAGCCCAGATGTCACTCTTTTTCCAAAACCGCTTCTGTCTCTCGCCGCTCTGTGTGTAGTCGGGCAACATCTTCGCAAGTGGATGGTCCGGATGGAGTCTCTTCCATCTGTACCAGTTGTTAATCGTCTGCGTAGACGAGTTTACGAGGAGTGCGACCTCCTCAATTCTTAACAGTCTTTCTTCCATTGAACTTTCTCCTTTATATTTTTTAATGGTTAACTTAATAAAAAGTCGAGCAATTCAGTTTTATTACCTACGACTTTGCCGTCGATAATTGCATCTGCAATCATTCCCTTTTTCTCCACAATCTCATGGATTCTCTCATCGATGGTGTTCTTACACATAAGGGTGTAAATAGTGATATTGGATTTTGTGCCGATACGGTGACATCTATCAATCGCCTGTTGCTTATTCGCCATCGTCCAAGGTTCATCCATAAATACTACAACAGTGCCCGCTGTGAGAGTCAAGCCTGTGCCCATCGCACCAATCGTGCCGAGTATGAATTTGCACTCCGGATTATTTTGGAAATGGTTCACATTCACTTGGCGCTCCACATCGTCAGTCGCACCTGTAATTACGACACCTTTGTAGTTCTTACTCAATCTATAGTAGATTGGGTCGGTCATCTGTGTCCAGTTGCTGAAAATTACAACCTTGCGATTGTTCGCCACAGACTCCTCAACGATTTCTTCCAATCTATCAATCTTTGCGGACTCGAGGATTGTAGATGATAGAATGCCAGTGTAGCCAGTTGCTTGTCGCATACGGATAAGTTCTGCAAGCGGGTTACTGGTCATCTTAATCTTATCGATGTTCGCCTTGATGTCAGCGGAGACCTCTTTGTAAATCTGCTCTTGCTTTGCCGTCATATCTACAAACTCATCGATGTAGACCTTCTCGGGCAAGTCAAGCACCTCATCTTTCAAGCGCCTCAACATAATGCTGTCCATGCGCTCTTGAAGTTCGGGCATATTCTTGTAGCCCACAACATCGTAACCGCCGTAGCCACCCATAATGCAGTAGTGGTTCTTGAAAGAGTAGAAGGCGTGCTTCTCGTAGCCAAGCCAACGCAGGATGATGAACAAGTCAAGAGGGGTGTTCATCAACGGAGTTCCTGACATTGCTATACGCACCTCTGACTGCGCTTTAAGTATGCCTTTGCCCTGCTGACTGCTCGGGTCTTTGCATTTATGTATTTCGTCAATAGCAACCATACTGATTGTGCCGTCTTTGCAATACTCACTTATTGTAGCCGCAATATCGGCATCTCTCAAACTTTCAACATTGGTGATAATGAAGAAATCTTTGATGCTGTCGAGGTTCTTCAAGTCCTCAAGTTTGTCTTTCGTAGAGCCGATGTAAATCTTGCCAGTTCTTTTACGCCTACGCTGGCCCAATATCCATCCACTCTCGTTGGAGTGCGTTCTAATTTCGTTCTGCCAGTTCCATTTCAATCCGTTCACACCGCAGATAATCAAGCAACGATTTGCTCCTGTCAATTTCTTTGCCACTGCAATGTCAATGACTTGCTTTGTTTTGCCCAAGCCCTGCTCGTCACCGAGTAGCCATCTGTCGTGAGTAAGCCCGAAGTTAAGTCCGTCAATTTGGTGGTCATATGGCTTCGTCTTAAACTGAAACTCTGCGGGAACATTTGCAACCTTCTTAACTTCGTTGAAGGCCGAAAAGTCGCCCGTGATATTCACTTGGTGCTTTGTGAAGCACGGCAATAACTCTTTCAACTTCTTCGCAGGCACTTCCCAAGTTTTGTTGTCTTTGTCCCAGTATCTTTCGGACTGGCTACGAATCAACTCTACAAGAGCAGTGTCATAAGGAAAAGATAGAAAGATTGAATAATCGCCGTTACACTTATTTGACTTTGCAACCTTAATATCAATCATCTTTTTAACCTCACATATCGTTTTTGTTGTTTTTGTGGGAGTATTCTCTCAACTCTATAAATATTATACTACATAAATCTCGATTTGTCAATAGGGATTTGAAAAATATTTTATAAATGTTTTTGCACGGTGACACGCTCCAATTTCGTCTATATCAAACTGGAGACCCAGACCTATTACTTACTCGATAAACGCATAAACTCTGCCGGTGCTTGCCGGTGTGAGTGGCCGGAGTGTGTTACACATATATTATATATAAATGAAGAAAAAAAAAATTCGGGCCCACTGCGAGAGTGAGCCCGGAAGCGTTAAACTTCTTGAATTGTGTATGTAATCTTCATCGTCTGCGAAGGTGCCTTGACGATAGGAGTTGCCAGATTGTTTACTGTGGCGAGGTAGTGCGACAACACAACAAACCTCTCAATATCACTCTTACTGGACACATACTGTATCATCGGATGATTGAGCACCGGAGTGCAGTGTCCGTAGAATGTCGAGTTGCTTGTCGAGTAATAGTCGATTACATCCACTCCACACGGCGTAGTGTTATCATCGCCAGGTGTTGCACTACAATCGGTGACCTGCAAGCCGCCAATTCCTTTGTAGGTGGTGTACACTGCCTGCCAGTAAATGCGGCCATCAGCGAAGTAGGAAGACCTGGGGACCATACTTGTAGAACTCTGGATTACCTTTCCGTGAGTTGTTACCGAGTTATCGTCCAGCGAGTGGCTAATTACATTGTAGGCGTACACGGAATATCCGTTGATAGATGTACTGACAGGAGCAGCCAGGGAGTAGATTCTTCCTCTGTACACACAACTGCTCTGGATGTTCATAGAGGTTGTGTGCTTGTTAGTGAATGTTCTCTGGGTTGCGGTGCTTTCACCAAGATTTACTTCCGTAATCGAGAACGAACCACCTACAGCAAGAGTGGACGCATTTCCTACTTGCGACACAATGTAGAGAGTATTGGTCTCGGTGTCAAAGTTGTATGCGTTGTTACTCGCACTGGTAGTGTTGATACTGGAAGTAAGTGTAATCTCTACGGGATCGCCTACCATAGTAGCGCCGTGCCCAAACATAGAGTATTGGGTAATACGAACTCTACGCTTTACCAGTACCAGTTTGTTTGCTGAAGGCACTCTAAAATAGTATGCCAAATCATTTTCGACATCGATGGCGTACAGGTGTTCGTCCTCAGTATAATTATAAATACCAGTGTAGCGGTCGTTATCATCTCTAACGAGTTTCGGGTTAGGCGTATTGTAGATGATAGTGCCGAGTCGCGTTGAGGTATCCTTCAGTCCGAAGTCACTACGATACACGCCATAGCCACCATTTTTATGAGTAAGGCACACAGAGTTGATAGTGCCATTTGCCTGTGTCTGCGTGAAATTATACACAAGTTTAGCCATTCTCGTAGAAGGCGAAAGTACGCTCTCTGTAGCATCATAACTACCAAGATATGTACTGCCGACAAGGTTTGCGGTGTTATATCTTGCACATCCTACAAGTTTTACGCCCGCAGGAGCGAATACCGGAAGAGGATCTCCCTCAATTCTGCTATCAAACAAAAGCAGACCTCCAAGGAAACTCGTGTATGCAGGAAGATTGTCACTCAGATTACTCGGATTTGTAAGATTTCCGAGAGTCGGGCTAAAAATCTCCTGCAATGCACCTGTGACGGTGTTGTTCTTTTCAATGACCTGTGTCTCACCCGTGTTCACATCGGTCAATTCAATTTTAGTTGTACCTTTTAACATAGTTAAATCTCCTTATAAAAATTAAGAAGTAATAGAGGACTCTACCGAGTCGTCAATGTCGCCGATTCGGATTTGAGGCTTATTGATGCGAATACTCTCAATGATTTCAACATCTTCGGACGGGGCAGTAGGAATATGCTCTTCCGTAGTTACAGTCTCAGTGAGAGTACCTATACGAGAGGTGAACTTACCGAGCTTGATTGCCTTCATCGTCTCCTCTACAGTAATCGTGCCATCCCAAGGCAAGCTACCAGCACTGGAGCCCTTACTTATGATTGTTGCGTTTACCTGATTTTCTCCTATAAACACTTTGCCGTGCCGAACTCGAAGGAAAACCTTGAATGTGACTTCACCACCAGTCGGTCTACCGCCTACTGTAAAGAACATAAGATTGAGCAGATGCTTTCCATCTTCGGAGTAAGTTTCCGTAGGCATATTCGACAAAATCTGTGCTCCATTCCACTCGAAGAAACTCTCCACTATAACAGGCACCTTTTCAGTACGGGTCATAGTACATTCCGTATCGCCAATCTTGACAACTTCCTGAACTTCTCTGGTTTCGGTGCTGACCGACTCAAGGTTGACCGATGCAAGGAATACAAGGTTCGAGGTGTGCGGCATACTTATGGAGAGTTCGATGATAGGAGTTACCACGTTTTCGATGTCGTATGCCCGATTATTCATATAAGCATAGTTCAGCAGGTCGTCTGTGATTATGTCATTGTACAGGTCATCTGTTCTTTTTTGTAGAGACAAATATTCCGCGGTCGGGGTTCTGCTGGAATTCTGTAAATACTCATCACCGGCTGCCTGAATTTCTTGCTCTACCAGCAAGATTCCAGACAAGGTGTTTTGCAGAATGATACTGCGTGTCTCACCGATTTTTATGTAGTCGCCGACTGACAAATCCAGATTCGATACAATCATATTTACATCACACGGCGTGTATGTAATATGACTAATTACCGTAAGATAGTTACTTACAAATTCCTGCGATGCGGCTGCATCTAAATCGAATAGCAATGAGTTATCCTTGATGATGTAAGTATTTTTTGATGGTACTGCTCCTGTGGAGTTTGTAGTGGCCACCAAGTTGCCATCATAGTCATACAGTTCCACCGTATCCATTACAGCCGTTTGATAGCCCTCAAATTCCGATGAGTTGCGCTCATAGGAATTCGATATGTCTTTTGAGGCCTCCGTATTTGGGAATGAGATGAATCTTAACTTACCGTCTCGGCCTATGTGTGGTACAGTACACTGGATCTCACATATCCAGCGCAACATAGTGTTGAAACTTACAGAGGACAGTGTGGCCGCTTTAGTGCAAATGAACTCATCGTTGTGTAAGGTTATGCCGTCCACATCATACTCAATTCCTGCCCACTCACAGAGACTATTTCGTAAATACCAAAGAGGAACCTCGGTTCTACGCATCATCTCCGCAGTATTCCAAAATGTTACCCACCATCCAGCAACATTTGCGGTGCCGATGGAATACAGGGCATCATACGCTACTACTTTTCTGTATCGTCCTTCTTTGTCCTGTTTACACGAATCTACATATCCTTCGAATATGTCTTTTTTGTTATTTCCGTCGGCATCGGTTTGGTAGACTTTTATCTTGAATCCTGCTACATCCACAAGATTAAATACAGTGGCTTCAAATCTTGTGGCGTTTGTTTCTCCAAATACGATATTTCTCTCACACAGAATTTCCTCAAGGAGAAGCGAGCCACTTTCTATGTGGATATCTCGCACAGGCACACTTGGATTATTCGGAAACTCTATGTGAGTGACCCGATTTAAGATAATATCTGCCATAACTTCTCCTTTCTATTAGTATTCTATGCACTCAATGGTCAATTCACCATAAATAATATCATCGTCAGTAATCCTGATAATAGGAAACTGCATATTTGGACGGTAGAATGTTCCTGTTTTATACTCATTATGCTCATCGTCCCAAAACCTAAGATTGACCTTACGTTGCTCTTGGTCGATTTCAAAGTCTGTGAAGAACTTTTGAATCTCTATCTTATCATTAAGGTGCAGAGGACTCCGCACCTTGAATGAAAAGACAGACTTCTTACCTGCGGCGGTAATACGAGTAAGGTTTCTCGTATTATCGTCGCGGTAAGCCTTAATTTCCTCACGCTGATTGGGAGTAGATGACCACGAATTGTACTGAATATATTTATTAGGAAATACTCGCTTTGCAGTAAAATCTGCGCCGCATACTGCCAATAAATAACCTTCAAATGCCATATTGTGTCACCTCGTATAATTTTTGTTTTAAGCCATAGCGTGGCCGGTCTGTTTGTAGCGTTTCTCTTGCTCGTCCCATACAACCTTTGCAAGCACACGACCGTTTACCTGAAGTACGATTGGCTCTCTCGAACCAATGCCTCCGATTTCTGCCATAACTTCTGCAAGGGCTTGCTTGATAGTGTCAAGAGGAGCCTCGATATTAGTGCCATGTTTCTGGTCACCGAGCATTGCAAGAAACTCATTGTTAGGAGGAATTACTGCGCCTTGTGCAAGTTTAGGAATTTTAATCTCCTTGATTTCCTTAATGTTGAATCCGAACTTCTTGCCTCCCAAACCGGGCACCCAGTCGGGAACATCGAAGGACAACTTATTCAATGCCTTAATGACACTGTTGATTGCCTTTATAAAGCCGTTTGCAAATCCTTCGAATCCTCCGAGAATTCCATTGATTACGCCCTTGATTGCGGTTCCTGCCTTCTCGAGGCCTTTCTGTATCGCCGAAAATGCGATTGTGATTCCGTTAGCAGCCATCTTAACCACATCCATCAACGCCTCTACTACTTTCATCAGTACCTTAATTATCGGCACTGCTACACCTTCAATAATTCCTATAATGAATTTGAGGGCTCCTGCAAGAGGTTTGATGAGGATAGATACGAGAACTTCGATAATAGGTCCGAGCATCTCAAAAACGGCGCTCACTGCATCGAGTATAGGAGTAAGGGCCTCTAATACAGGACGAAGTATGTCACCTATTACATCACACAGAACTCCCAGAATATCCAGGATAGGTTCAAGTATTGTGATTATCGGGTCAAGAATGTTAAATACAATCTCCAACAGAGGACCGATGAGTTCCAGCAGCGGTGCAAGTAGGTCTGTAACCAAATTGAGTACACCTTCAATGAGAGGCATACACGCATCGAGAAGATGCACAATAACTGGTAACACGGTTTCAGTGAGCGCATCGAATATAGGCTGTAACGATGTTAGCAAATCAAGAATGATAGGCAACAGTATGCTCATCAAGTCGTCAAGAATAGGCATAAGTGCTTCAAATAACTCCACAAGCACGGGCATCACCATCTGCACCGCTGTGGAAATAATTTCTGCAATAGGCGGCAACAGAGTGCTGATTATAGGCAATATAGATTGAACGATAGGTCCGAACGCTTGTATAATGGATTCGATTGCGGGCTTAAGGATTTCAAAAGCATCCTTTATTGCAAGCACCACATCACCAAATGCAGATACAATCGGATTATCGGAGTTCTGCATAGCCGTGCCTACAGAATTGAGTATCGTCATCAATCCACTGAACAGAGTTTCTGCAATTTGTGCCCAGTTAATTTTCGTAATCGCAGTTACAAGGAAAGTAACCAATCCGTTCGCTATATGGGGCATTGCTTCGTTGAATGCGGAAGAGTCTCCATTGAAGATGTTGTTGATACCATTTGCCAGATTCGTCGCAATCATCTCAAAATCGACTGTTGCGAAGAAGTTTCCTATAACGGTCCAGAGACTGTCGAACAGCGTTTTGATTGTAGTACCAATCTGTGCGAGGTCAAGGCGTGTAAACAAATTATTGACTGCGTTGCCTAACTGCTCTGCTACAGATGCCCAATCCACATTAGTGAGCATACTGTAAATCGCCGTCGTGATGCCGTTAGCAAATCCGCTAATCATTCCTGCCCACTTGCCAAAGTCGATAGTTTCAAACATCGAAGTGATGCCAGCCGCAAAGGATGTTCCAAGATTTGCCCAATCAATACCATTAGTAAGGCCGTCGAGGAATCCCCACACAGTATTGTTGATGTTAGCAAACAATGCACCGAGTTGTGCCCAGTCGATTCCGTTTACAAGCGTGTTGACAATGGAACCAATCTTATCGCCTATTGCAGTAGCATCAAATCCTGTCAGGAAAGTATTGATGGATGCGAGTACCTTATTTACAAGACCTGTAACTCTTGGTACTATATTCTTCTCAACATTGTCAAGAACTCCGAGAAGTTTTTCCGTGACGAACTGACCTACACCGGTGAAGTCTGCCTTTTCCCATGCATCCTTTACCATCTGTGCGAAACTCGATGCCGCATCCTCAGTAGCACTGATGTCCTGCTTCTCGTACTCATAGCCAGTGTTGTTATCTTGAATAACCTCGAGTTTATCATACGAGCCGAGTTGCTTGTTCGCATTCTTTGCGGCACCTGCTACGGAGTTGATGTCCTTGGCAACTGCTTTGTAGATGTGGCCTTGCCCAGTAAGCGTAGCCATGAACTTGCCCATACCTTCAAGCACACCGCTCATATAGTTCATAAAGCGTGTAAGAATAGGCATTACTACCTGAGCCAGAGGCTGAAATGCTGTGGCGAGTGAGCCTTTGAGACGATTGAATGATTCCATCATCTCTTTCATAGGTTCGCCGACCTCGTCAAACTGGTCGCCCATTACCTTGAAGCCTTCGATGAAGATGTTACGGAGTCGCTTGATAGCGTAGTATGCAGTTCTAAATCCGAGACCAAACATCAAGAAGTTTCTGGTAAGTTTCTTGAACCTGGAGTTCATATCGTTAGTAGACTTCTTGCCAGATTTGCCAAACAAGTTCATATTCCGTATACTACTGAATATGCGTTTACCAAGATTGACAAATCCTGTTGCTATTCTGCCTACAGCAGATGCGACTTTGCCAAGTACCTTAACGGCGCCTACAAAGCCCTTGCCGATTGCTACTGCAACTTTGCCTGCGACCTTAAGCACTTTGCCAAAGCCTACTGCAATCTTGCCCGCCACATTGAGCACTGCGGCGAGTTTAGGATGAGTGGCTCCGAGAGCAGTTAATCCACCTTGAGCCTTCTTTGCATTAGTGACTACGCCCGTAAGTGTGGATTGTAATCCTGCAGACTTATCACGGAGTTTCTGTATCTCTGCATCAGCATCACCCGTACCGAACTTGAACGCTCCGCCCTCATTCACCATATTCATAAGGTGATTTTTGACTTCGTCTACTTTCACATCGAGACTCTCTGCATCGTAGGCTAACGACTCAAACTGCTTTTTGGATGCTCCGAGTTCAATCATTTTTGCGGACTTCTTTCGGATAGCCTCTATTTTCTTTTCAAGTTTATCCAGTTCATTAAGAGATTTCTGGTATTCCTCAGTATACGGGCTCTCGTTAGATTTGGCTCGTGTTTGAATGTTGCCCGCTCTATTGCCAGCAGACATTGCAAAACTGTTTACCTGACGAGATAATTCACCCTTATTGCCTTCGCCAAATCTAAATGCCTTGCCAGTCGTAACTGCCTCTCTCATTTTCTTAATGAGTTTATCCATCTCAGTGGAGACCTGCTCGGTGTCGTATCGCAATGCTTCCCACTGCTTATCCGTGGCACCGAGGGCTTCCATACGCTTGGATTTTGTGTCAAGGTCCTCTAACTTCTTCTTGTACGCCTCCGCTTGCTTGACCATCTCTGCGTACTCGTCAGTGATTTTGTTATCCTTGACGGTCTGGTTAAAGTTCTCACTTTTGGCATTGAGGGCTTCCTGTGCAGACAGAACCTTTTTGTAAGCGTTGGCAACTTTTTCAAGTTGGATAGGCTGTGCCTTATCTACAAAATCCAAAGGATTTATGTTATTGCGAGCCTCGATGAGAGCGTCCAGTTCTTTTCTCGCCTCTGCGAGATGCGGGGCCGCAGCCGGGCCCAACTGCGACAGTTCGTTTATCAACGCTTCCTGACCTCTTATGGCCGCATTGACTTCGGATATTTTACTTTTATATTCTTCTGTAGATGCTCCTGCGCGTATGAGGGCTTCCTGATACCGCAATTGGGCATCTTCTGCGGCCTGCAGGCTCTTTTTTACAGAAGTCATTGCCGCGTCTATAGGCTTGTTGATGGCTGAGGCGTCAATTCCCTTAAACGCATCCTGGATGGATTTCTTAATACCTGTCATCTGTGCAGATATGGCTTTTTGTGCGTCCTTCAAATCCAGGCTCGACATATCAATATCTGTAACTTCCAGCTGTACAGGTACAATTACGGGTTCAGCCATTATTAACCACCTCCTTTATTCCAAATATCACGAACAAGATTATTGAGGTCTTGCTCTTTCGCCGTCTGCCTCCATACAAAGTATTTGGGATTGTTCTTCTTGAAGTCTTTTTCCCACTGCTCCAACTTTTTATGGTGTGCGATTTTATCTCGGATACCCACGACAGTCGATAGCACAGATTGTCCTACTGACATATAGTAGCCTAAAAATGTCCACCAGTGTAGATATTCTACGGAACGAATTTCTTGATTGGCTACATTATTCACTGCGGCACAAACGATTTGGGAGTCTTGTTCCCAATCGACAAGCGAGACATCACGCTCTGCCCCTGGTGAATTGTCCTCTCCTCCATTGATGAATTTGTACATCTCTTTCACAAGGTCATTGAGTTGTGGCTCATACTCTCGCAAATCATCGAGGTCGTTAAACTCGTTATAGAATATTAAAAGAGAAGCGAGGACACGGTAGTCCTCGCTTAATTCTTCATCCTGGAGTGCTTTGAAGCAATCTAATACCATACGAAAGTCGCCGCGTTCCCTAATATTAAATTCGAGGTCGCCCGCTATAACTTTTGTAGGTAATCTGTACATACTTATCTCCTCGTATATTTGTCAGTATGCTTCTTCAACTGCTTCTCCATCTGCTTAAACTCGGACTGGAGATTATCCTCGTACTGCTTCATCATCAAGGCGATGATGTGTTCGTATCTAAAACTACCGTTGAACGGGTCATACATCGAACCGCTCGGTGCGGCAGCCTGCGATACAGGAGCATCGAACATAAAGTCAAGCAGTTCTCTCATCTCGCCATCGACCGTAGAAAGTCTTTCTGCCATCGTGGTGATGCCTTCGAATGCTTCGCCTTCTTCAACGCTGACTCCTTCAGTCAGTTTAGAAGCCTTCTCCTGCAGATTCTGGAGTTTAGGATATGCCTCGCTGACTCTCTGCATCAGGTTCATATCCGAAGTGTTCACTTCGACTACTCTGGTGTCATCTTTGTCGAAACGGAATTTCTTCTTCCGTGTGGCAGAGAGGTCAAGGTCGATAATTTCATTGTTGACGGTGTTGAAAGTGGGGTCCTTAATCATAGTACATTCTCCTTATAAATAGATTTGTTTTCGTGAGAGAGTCCCACAGGACTCTCTCACTTGTTAAACTTTAATTAGGCAGTTGCGACATCCTTCGTGAACTCGAAATCGTCTGCCAACTTGTCTACAGTACCAACCTCGATGTCGTTGCTGTAGTGTACCTCGATGGGCATAGATACATACGCATCACCGCCGAGAGAGGTAGGAATGATGGAGCAACCCTTGTGCATAACAGTCTTGTACTTGGTTGCCGCAGTCGTACCGCTCTTATCGTTGATAAATGCGGCAATGATGTAAACATTGAACTTACCGTTGTAGTCGTTGATTCTGTTTTCGAGGGCCGCATCAACAAGATACTCGCCGAGCTTGGAACCACCGAGAAGGAAGAAGGGGTCGAAGCTCTGCTGAGGCTCGGTCTTGTTTACATCGGTGTAGGTAGTGCCGAGAATATCCGTAGAAGTTGCAACATCCGCGTTGAACTCGATAGACGAATCC